TTCACCAACCCGAGCGGCGAGCGGGTGTGGAAGGCCAGGTGGACGGACAAGACGGGCAAGCGCAGGTACGGCTGGCCCCCGGACATCAAAGGTACGCACAGGCTCAAGAAGCACGCGCAGGCCGCGATCGACGCCGCTTACGAGCGCGAGGACAAGGGTGCCACTCGCCCGGACACGCTCGGCGGGTACGCGGCGACGTGGACGCTCGTTCACCCCCGGGCGAAGGTCACGGACCGCACGAACAACAGCCGCGTCCACGCCGTGCTCGACATCAAGGTGGAGGGCGCCCCGCTCCGCGAGTGGCCGTTCGACCAGTTGCGCCGGCGTCACGCGAACCTGCTCGTGGACCACATGCTCCGCGAGCAGGGCCGTGCCCGTGAGGGCGCGCTGAACATCATTCGGACGCTCGCGGTGATGGCTGAGGACGCGATCGATGACGAGGTCGCGGTCTCGAACCCGTTCCGCGGCGTGAAGATCCGCATGAACGATCCGCGGATCCGGAAGGGCTCGAAGCCGGTCCGCGTGTTCGAGTGGCAAGTGATGCACGAGTTCGCTCGCGCGTGCGCTCGCGGGGAGAAGGGCGGCGCGGAGCTCGCGGCGTGGCGCGCGGTGTACGCGGAGGCGATGGTTCGGTGCCTGTCGGATCTCGGGTTGCGTGCGGGCGAGTTGCTCGCGCTGTGCCGTTCCGACTTGAGCTACTCGGAGGGCACGATGCGGATCGGTTGGACCGTGAGCCTCGGCCGCATGATGCAGGGCACGAAGACCGACCACGGCGAGGTGAACGCTGGCCGGACGGTGCCGGTTCCGCCCGAGCTGCTCGCGATGCTGGATCGGATGCCGAAGCGAATCGACGCGATGGTGATGCGAGGCCAGGATCCGGACCGTTTGTTGTTTCCGACGCCTCGCGGGTGCCTGTGGAATTACCCGACGTGGTGGCGTGATGTGTGGGTGCCGGGGCAGTTGGTCGCGGGGATCGATCCGAGGCCGCACGAGTTCCGGCATTCGTACGTTTCGTTGTTGCGGGCGGCGATGGTCGATCCGGCGGATCTCGCGGCGATGAGCGGTCACACGGTGGAGACGGCGACCAAGACCTACACGCACGCGCTCGGCCGGTCATTCGAGGCGGCGAGAAGGGCTGTGGGCTCCTAATGAGCGATCTCGAGCATTGCGTCGTGAACATCGCGCGCTTCCAGCGGGCCGTGTGGTCCGTCGAGCGCGGCAACTTCCGGCCCGGCGACGCGCTTGCGGCGTTGGAGGCGGCGAAGGTGGACGCTGATTTCGCCACAGCCCAGGGGGCCGTAGGGGCGTTGCGCGAAATGCTGGAGGCGTCGGCCGATCTGGCGTCGTGGGTCGAATACGACCCGGATGGCATGCTCGGCCGTTGGGCGGCGGCGCGAGAGCGCGCTCAGTCCATCGTTGGGGGGCAGTGAGGAATGTCGAGGGCGCATGAAGGTCGCATCGGCAATCAGGATCACGCCCTGGCGCGGGATACGGCACTTGAACGAATGGCTGAAGCTGCCGTTGCGTCCACGCGCGCCGCTTCTGTAGCTCGCCCGGTTTCGGCTTTGGGCCGTGGTCTGACGGTTGCGTTTGCCAGCGCTTTCCAGGCGGTCGAGGTCGCATATCAGGTCGCACAGGGGCTGGTCGGTGCCCGCGATTCGGGGCACATCGAGAAGTACGCGAACGCTGTCCTCCTTCTCGCCGCGGGGCGCCGTGCGCTTCTTTCTCGGAACGCACAGACCGAACTGGCTTGAGGAACTGGACGTGCCCTTGTTCATCAGCCACCGGCGCCTGAAGGGCTACAAGACCCTGCCGGTCGCTCGCGGTTCGTGGGCGCTCGACTCGGCTGGAAGACGACCGAGAACGAGTACGTCGAAGCCGTCGACCGCTACCAGGCTGAGGTTGGCCGACTCGAGTGGGCTGCGCCGATGGATTGGATGTGCGAGCCCACCGTGACCGCGAAGACCGGCTTGACCGTGCGGGAGCACCAGGACCGCACCGTCGCCAACTACCTCGCCATCCGGGACCGCGGGCCGTTCGTGCCAGTCCTCCAGGGGCAGTATCTGCCCGACTACATCGTCTGCATCGACCTGTACCGGGACGCTGGCGTGGATCTGTGGGCTGAGCCGGTAATCGGTCTCGGCACGGTCTGCCGGCGGTCGAGGGCGCCGGAGATCACGCGGATCGTGAACGAGCTCGCCAATACGGGTCTCAGGCTCCACGGGTTCGGGATGAAGTCCGCTGGCCTTGCGCGCGTCGGGCATTTGTTGGCGAGTGCAGACAGCATGGCCTGGTCGACTCGAGGCCGGATGGCGTGGCAGCACGACCGCGTGAAGATGTGCGGCGGCAGCCATGTCGGATCGTGCGCGAACTGCCGGACGTGGGCGATGCAGTGGCGCTCTCGTGTCGTCGACGGCCTCGGCCTGTTCGGGGAGGCGGTCGCGTGAGTCCCAGCAGAAGCGCCTCACGATTTGCGCACGACGAGCGCGCCCGCGAGCGCCGCAAGGACGGCTGCGTCCACCCGTACGAGCACAGCGAGCCGTCTGGCTACATCGCGTGGCACAAGTGGGCCGAGAAGTACGCCGAGACACACGACCAGGGCCAGTGCTCCGAGTGCGGCCTGTGGGCCATCTGGACACCCAAGGAGACGCCATGACCTACGACTCGCGCCCCGACACGATCGCGCACATCCGCGAGGTCCAGACCCGTCTCTGCGACGTCGCCGCCGATCTTCTCTGGCGCGGCAACCAGCACGACCGCTCCAAGCTTGAGGAGCCAGAGGTGTCGATCTTCGACGAGTACACGCCGAAGTTGCGCGACTCGACGTACGGCAGCCCCGAGTACAAGGCGTTCCTAGAAGGCATGGGCGAGGGCCTCCAGCACCACTACGCCCACAACGACCATCACCCCGAACACCACAGAAACGGGATCGCCGACATGGATCTCGTGCAGGTGATCGAGATGCTGGCCGACTGGAAGGCCGCGACGCTCCGGCACGCTGACGGCGATCTCGCCCGGTCGATTGAGCAGAACGCCGAGCGGTTCGGCTACGGCGATGAGATCAAGCGGCTCTTGAAGTCGACGGCTGCGCGGTTCGGGTGGCTCTGATGAGCGCAGATCGCGAGGCGCTTTCGGATCGTTCGGCCGCAGAGGGCCAGTACGGTTGCTGCCGCGGATGCGGCAATCACCGCGACCTGTCCTATGCGCTGATGTGCGATCGGTGCGTTCGGGATGGCGTGCCGGTCCCGAAGATCGGCGAGGGGCACGGAGACGGCGTCAGCCCGGAGACGCTGCTTAAGCAGATCGGAACGCTTGATGCGATCGTGTCGGGGTTCTGCAAGGCGATCGGTGAGCCGATCCCGCAGGACGCTATCTGCGCCGCCGGCCGTCTCCGGGCCGAGAACGAGGCCCTAGGCGCGCTCATCAACGGATGGGCCGGCGAGGTTCTCAACGGCGCCGATCGCAGTCGGATCGCGCACGCGATGTTGGATCAGGATGCGGTGCGCCGGTACATCGAGCACACGAACGCCGAGGACGATGAGAACGAGCGGCTACGCGAGGCGGTCGCGGAGGCCCGCTTCTACGTCGAGCGGTGGAACCTCGCGCAGGCGGACGACGACTCGCGGCGGTGGCTGGTCCAGAACTCTGCCGCTTCTGACGAAAAGGAGGCGCACCGTGGGTAGCAAGGCCGCCGACTTTCTCCATCTGACCCAGGACAAGCATCAGGAGGCGCTGTACCGGCTCGCTGCGGTCACGCAGTACCTCTACGACACGATGGGTGACGCCGACTCCGACCGTCCGGACCCGCTGCCGCTGATGGCGATGGAACCGCTACGCGAGGCGCAGCGCCTCCTCGACCTGGCGATCAAGCACGGGCAGCGCACGCGCCGTCGCTGCCTCGGCGGCGATCTGCGGCTGATCGAGTGGCCGTACGACGCGGCGCTTCCTTCCCGAGAGTCCGACCAGACGAAGGAGGGCCGATGAACACGGACCCGAATGGCTACTACGCCGCGTCCCAGGCGCGGCGCATCGCTGAGCTTGCCGAGAACCCGTTCAAGGCGCTCACGCAGGATCAGCGCCAGTTGCTCGTCTGCGCGCTCGCTGGCAACCACCCGCCTCGGCTCGCGCACCTCCGCATGGACGTGCTGCGGATGCTCGCCAAGGCCGACCGCTCAGCCCCTTCCCCGAGTTCTCAAGCGCCGAAGGAGGCCACTGATGCCTGAGCCGCGGCTCTGGGTCTGCAACCCATGCAACATGATCGGTGAGGACGCCGACGCCGAGCGGCACGTCACGTTGACGGGCCATCGGGTCACCCAGCTCACGCAGCGGCTGAGCGACTCGATTCGCGCGGAGTGGGCCGAGACCGGCGATCCTCGAGCGAACACGGAGGACTCGCCTCATGTCTAGCCAAAGCAGCAGCAAAGGTCCGGCCGTGTGTCCGAACGGTCATGCGATGGACGATGGACTGTTCCACTGTCCCGCGTGCGGCGCCTATCGGCCATCGGCAAACGACCCGGACGCGATCATCAAGGACGGCCGTGTCATCGGCTCTAAGACTTACCGCGAGGAAGCGAGCGCTTACGCTCGTGGCGGCGCGCAGATCGCGCAGGGGTTCCAGCGTGGCTACTGAGTCCCAGCCAGCTCAAAGCAGCAGCGAGTTCACGATCTTCGAGTGCCCAGTATGTGGTCACTGGTATGGCGAACGCGAAGGGCTGTGGTCGAAGCCGCACCACTGCCCGGCGTGCATTCGCGAAGCGAAGAAGAGCCGTCCGCTGCACCGGCGGAACATGACGCTCGCCAGCGACGTGCTCGCTGCTCCGATGACGGTTCCGGTGGTGGTTCGCCGTGGCTGAAGTCCAGCCATCTCAAAGCAAGCGTGGTCCTCGCGTGATCGGGCGACGCCACGAGATCGCCGACCGGAACATCGCGCGCTACCAGCGGGCGCTCAAGGACGGCACCGGAAACCCGAAGGTCTGCCGGGAGATGATCGACAAGTGGCTTGAGTACCGCCTCGGCCCGAACGACGAGAGGCGGCTGTAGTGCCCTCATCACAAAGCAGGCGCGGAGTCGGGGTCGGCACCGGAGAGAGCGATGTCGTCTGGCAGGAGCCGGACGGCTGGGTCTGGCGCGAAGCAGGGAAGTGGTGGCCTGCGATGTTCGGGTCGCCACCACCAATCCCGGGCGCGACATGGGAGCCGATCTACCGATGACGCATCCAACGCAAAGCAAGTGCCCGATCTGCTGGAAGCCGCTGCGCGAGCTTGAGCGCGTGGAGGCCAGGCACACGCCGGCCTCCGTGCCCGAACACGCGCGCGGCCCGTACAGCGTCATGCGCCGCTACACGCTCGTCGAGTGCGAGAGTGGCCACCGATACGAGAATCACGGAGGCGGGCTCTATGGGAGCCGCGCGCGAGGGGTCTGGCATGGCTGAGGCGCCCCTACAGGATTCCAAGCGCCAACCGGAGGGCTCCAGAATGACTCTTATCGCGCGTGACGCGCTGATCGACCGCGTGCTGGACACGATCTACGGCGAGGTCGCCAACCCCGGCTATGACGGCCGCTGGGAACTCGCCGGGCTGGCCGAGCGGGTGGTGGACATGGTGCTCGAAGCGCAGCAACCCCAGGGGGCCGTAGCAGGGTTCTCCGACGCGATCAGCCTGGCCGAGCACCTGAGCGCCTACGCCCCGGATCACGAGCGCGCCCGCTTTGCCAAAGAGATCGCGGAGTTGCGGTCGATGCGCAACAACCCAGGGGGCAGTGAGAGACGATGAGCGAGATCGAGCGGCGCTCGGACCGGCTGCGCACGGGCGACAGGGTCACGCTCGCCAGCACCCTCGGCCCGCGCACGTGGGCCGACTCCGCAGCTGTCGCCGCCCTGCTCGAGGAGCGCGAGACCCACCTAGGCCCGTGCGAGCCTCTGCGGAGGCGCGGCACCGTGTCGTACGAGCGGAGCGGGTTCGTGCTCGTCCGGTGGGATGGTGGGAGCGAGTCGCTGGTGTGGGGCGCGGACCTGACACGCGAGGAGACCGAGAAGTGGAGCCAGCCTGGCGAGATCCCCGCTACCTGACCGCGCACCGCATCGCCCAGTTCGAGGCGCACGAGGAGACGATCAGGCAGCGAGAACGGGAACGCGAGCGGCGCCGGCTGCTCGCGATGCTGGTCTTGCCGGACCCGGTGGAGGACGACGAGTTCCCCGGGTGCGTGTGGTGAAGCGCCCGAGGCCAACGTGCTGGCTCGCGGAGTTCTCCGATGCGCCGTGCGATGGGGATCTGCGTAAGTGCCATCTGATCGCCAAGCAGACGATCAGGCGCGAGCTCGGCGATGCGCTGAAGTGGGATGACCGCGTGTGGGTGTGGGGCTGCGGCGGGATCATGGGCTGCTCTGGGCATCACGGGATGCTCGACTATTCGCGGACGCTGCGGGTGCCGCGAGAGAGGCTCCCTGCGGCCGTGGAGGCGTTCGCGGCTGAGCATGGGTTGGGCTGGTACTTGAATCGGGAGTACGGGCCTCTGTCCTAGGTGCTGGCCATGCTCCTCCGAGAGGGTTCCTATCTCGGAGGTTGGGCCATGGCCACGCAGTTGCTGGAGGACACGCGTCTCGGGGCGCTCACGATTTGGGTGCCGGGACGGCCGCAGACAGCGGGGTCGAAGTCGGGGTTCGTGAATCCGAAGACCGGCAAGGTGGTCATCACGGAGTCGGCGAAGGGCGCGGCGAAGGTGGCGAAGAAGTCGTGGCGGCAGGATCTGCGCGACGAGGCCATCCGGCAGCGTCGGGTCGCGTGGCTGGTGGACGAGCCTGTCGGCGTCCCGTTGGCGGCGCGGTTCGTGTTCGTGCGGTCGCGGCCGTCTGGGCAGATGCGCTCTGGGCGCCATGCGGGCGCTGTGAAGGGCTCGGCGCTGGGTCTGAGGCCTACTGCTCGCCCTGACGCTACGAAGCTGCTGAGGGCGGCTGAGGACGCGTTGACGGGCGTGCTGTGGCTGGATGACGCGCAGATCGTCGAGCAGCTGGTGTCGAAGGCGTATGGGGATGACGTGGGCTTGTCGCCGAAGGCCGAGGGGCTGCTGCTCTACGTGGAGGAGGCGGGCGTATATGGCGGGCCGCTGGTGCGTTCCGACCCCGGCGCGCGTCACGATGGCAATCGGTAGCGCTGCGGTGGACGCGGCGCGAGGCAAGAGGAAGGGTTCCAAGCATGGTCGAGACCGAACAGGACTGGCGGGCCGAGGTTGTCCGGCTGAAACGCGAAGGCATGGAGTCGAAGGACATCGCCAGCGTGGTCGGTAAGAGCGCATCGACGGTGCGGAAGGTGATCAAGCGCGCGATCGACGAGGGCCACGCGAACACGAACGGACATCGCGAAGAGTTCACGGTTGAGGCCGTCGCGGACGCCCTCCAGGCTCCGATTCCCGGCCAGGTGGACATCGACGGCAACGAGGCGCGCGACCCGCTCGAGCAGTTCAAGGCCGAGGCCGGCGAGGCGGTCGGCGAGATGCAGCCGCGGCCCGGCGAGGAGCCCGCGGGCGTGCTCGACGAGCCGGTCGTGTTCGTGCGAGGTACGCGGCAGCTCGCGCTCGACTTCGGCCCGAACGCGGCCCCGGCGCGCGACGCGACGATCACGTTCAAGTCGGAGAAGATGGCGAGCGGGTTCTTCGGTCTCGGCGACGTGGTGTCGGGGACGTTCACGGCGCGGATCGTGGGCGTGCCGGCGAAGGAGAAGTTGGATGAGGCGAGCGGGGAGTTCCGGGCGGTGCCGGTGGCGCATTCGGCGTTGATCACGGAGATCGAGTTCGGGGCTGTCGAGGGCGAGTCCTGATGGGCATTCAGCGTGGTCCGCTACCAGAGCGATGTGACTTCGACATCGCCGAGACGCCCATGCCCAACCCGACGGATGAGCAGTTGGCGTCGCCCGAGTTCGAGGCGATCTGGCAGGCCATCAAGTCCTGGGACGTCAACGTGCCCGAGCACCACTCGGGCTACTGCGGCGCCAATGGCTCGCACGTCGCGCTGATCCTCAACGCGTTGGAGGCTGTCGGCGGCGACGAGTAGCGTTCACGAGGCACCTCCTCCCTCCGCTGCGGGCCGGCCACATAATCGCCGGCCCGTTCGCGTTCTAGCGCCTGTTCGAGGCGTAGGATTCCCGGCGAGGGTTCCAACCTTTCTCGGAGGTCCAAGATGCACGAAGTGAGCGAGGCCGTGGCCTATTCGCGGCTCCTGCGCCCCTACTCGGTCAAGCGGCTCAGCGGCGCCGTCTACCACGTCAACGCGACGGCGAACACGATCGACAAGACGGTCACGCGGCTGCTGATCGACACGCCCGTCGACGCGGCCGAATGGACGTTCGAGCTCGCGCAGCTGCAGAACATGCTGGAGACGCTCTCGGAGCAGTGCGAGCAGGCGTGGACGAAGCTCGACCTGCTGGCCCGCAGCGCCGAGGGCGACTATGAGCGGGCGATCACGGCGATGACGCGCGTGTTGCAGGGGATCAGCGCGGTCGGGCCACCTGAGGGAACGGGGGAGGCGCCAGCGCTGCATGCGGCGTGACCGCGCCGGGCCAACTCGACCTCGACGGCGGCGAGCAGGTCGATCCGCGCGTGGAGCGCGCTGCGAAGGCATTGTGGCTCAGGGACGCCAGGAAGACGTTCGGCCGGCAGGACGCGTTGGAGCTAGCGAAGGCGCACTGGCCGAGGGTCAGAGGCGAGTACATGGCCACGGCTCTCGTGGCCATCACGGCGGCGGACAAGGCGTGAGCGTTCCCTACGGCTACTGCCACTGCGGCTGTGGCGAGAAGGCCAGCATCGCGAAGTGGACCGATCGACACAAAGGATGGGTCCGTGGCGAGCCTAAGCACTATCTGCCGAACCACATTCGCCGCTACAACGGTCCGGACTACATCGTCAACGAGCGGGGCTGCTGGGTCTGGCAGAAGTCCCTTGACTCAAATGGCTACGGGCTGATCCTCCAGGGACGACGTAAGCCCCACCTGCGAGCGCATCGTGTGTTCTACGAGGCCGCGCATGGCCCGATCCCGGAAGGCCTTGAGCCTGACCACACCTGCCGCAACCGTGCGTGTTGCAACCCGGACCATCTGGAGCCGGTTACGCGTGCCGAGAACGTGCGCCGCGGCGACAAAACCAAACTCACCGAAGGGCAGGTTCGAGAGATCCGCGGGCTACTCAAGCGCGGTGGCTGGACGCATGAAGAGTTGGCCTCCTGCTTCGGCGTCAGCAAGGGGAACATCTCGCACATCGCCACATGGCGGACGTGGAAGGATGTGCGGTGAGCGCGGCGCCCGCACGACGCCACCTGTCTTTGGTCGATTCGGAGACCGGCGAGATCGTCGAGTCCCGCGAGCTGACCGAGCTGCAGGCGCGCGTCGAGAAGCTCGCCGGGGACCTGAAAGCGGCCGAGAAAGACCTTCGCGCGAAAAGGCGCATCATCACCGAACTGCAGCGGGACAAGGCGCTCGAGCGGATCGAGCATCCCCGCTACGAGGACGCGGTCAGGGTCGCGAAGTACTGGTGGCGGAAGTGCAAGGCCTCGAATCAGCGCGTGAACTACCGGACGCCTGACCGGCTCGACGCGGTGCTGGCCCTGATGGACATCGAGGAGATCGAGGTCAACGAGGAGACGGGGAAGCGGGAGCGCAGGCCGCACTACACGCTCGGGGATTTCAAGGCCGCGGTGGATGGCGCGTGGTTCGACCCGTTCATCACGACGCACAAGAACGGCAAGCAGGAGCGCCACAACGATCTGACGCAGATCTGCCGCGACTCGACCCGTTTCGACCGGTTCATCGCGAAGTCTCCAACACCCGTCCAGCCTGTTGACACGGACCGTGACCAGAGTACCCTTACCGGTGAGGGTTCCAAGGTCGCCGCTTCCTCAGCGGCACATCGGCATGTGGAGGTCCACCATGGGAGCGAGCAGAGCCGTCATGGCCGCACGCTACGAGGCTGGCGAGAGCCTGGCAGAGATTGGCCAGTTCGCCGGTATCAACACGGCGTCGGTCCGCCGGCGCCTTGACGGCCTGGTCGAGCCGCGCAAGCGTGGCCGGCCGAAAGGCTCACGGAAGGCGAAGCTGCTGCTTTTGCCGAAAGCGGTCCGCGACCCCGAGTTGTCGTGGGAGGGCAACGTCGTGGCGCGACTCCGGGAGATCAGGGCCGCTCGCGCGGGGGTGACGTTCGCGGAGGCGTGGGCGGTCGCGGGGAAGGATTTCCCGCCGCGTGGCCGTGACGCTGCGGTGCCCGGCGCGCTGTTCGATGAGAACGGCGAGGCGGAGGTGTCGCACGTCGATTTCTTCAGGGAGGCGTGCTGCGTGGCGTGGCATGGTGAGCAGCCGGGGTTGGCGAGGTTCTCGTTGGACCTGCTCGCGTCGTTGGATTCGTCGAGCGATGCGCGGGTCGGTCGCTACAAGGCGCTGGACGCGGCGTAGGCGGGGGTGCGGCGGGCGCTCGACGGCCGAGAGTTCCAGGCTTGGCCGGAGCGCCCGCCGCGGCGAGGTGACCCCCACGGGCACGATACCCGCCACGACCGGCCAGAACGTCGTGAGGCCCCGCGAACACGGGGCCTCACGCTCGTACTACCCCCGCAAGACCCAGCAGCTAAGGATTGGGCGGCTGGGCGAGCGCCGCGCGGATCTCTTCGCGCACGATCGCGCGGATGATGTCCATCTGATCGTCTCGCAGGATGACGATCATGTAGTACCGGTCGGATTCCTTGGCCGCGATCGTGTTGGGCGGCAGGGCGGATCGCTCGAAGTCGTTCATGGACTCTCCTCGGGCTCGATCAGGTTCGACACGGGCGGATTCGCATCCAGCCAAGCCTTCACGTCAGGCCTCGCCCAGAGCTCGAGGTGCTGGCCCTTCTTGCGCTTCAGCACGCGGACGGGCTCCGGGAACCCGCGCGAGGCCCGCCACCGCCGGAGCGTGTGCCGGTCCGTGGGGCTGATCCCGCAGAGCCGGCGGACTTCGGGGGCGGCCAGGATGTCCTTGGCCTTGATGAGACGGTTCGGGTCAGCCATTCTCGCCCGTGACGGTCAGGCCCGCCAAGCAGAGGTGCTCCCACGCGGCCCGCGCGTTCTCCGCCGGCGCCACGAGGGGCTCGATGTCTCCAGAGTGGTCGAGCGGGCACGTGTCTACAGCGAACCAGAAGCACTCGCCCTCAGGGCCGCCGTAGAAGCAGCCCGCCTCGTGCTGCCCGTCATTCGATGGCTGGCTCATGCGAGCACCATAACCGCGCCGAGGCCGTCCGTGGGTGCCGTGCGGCCCGTCTGGGGCGAATCGAGGCGCTGGGGCTGGCTAGGAGCCATCTTCGCCCTCCAGCGCGTCGAGAAGGATCGAGACGACGTAACGGCCCTCGGCCTGCTCGGCAAACCGCACGGCTGCCTCCAGGCTGGTGAACGCCCGCTCGGGGGCGTGATCGCCGCTTATGTCGAACTGGACGACGAGGTGGATCACGCGGCTCTCAGCGGTCATCACAGGCCTCCCCGAGCGTTGTAGGCGGCGATGACCTCGGCGTAAGATGCCTCGCAGTGGCCGTATGCGTCGATGGCGAAGCCCGCGCGCAACGCGAGAGCCCCGCCCGTGACCGCTTCGACCTCGATCACGGTCCCGTCAGGAAGCGGGCCGACCGTGCCGCCGGACTCGCGCAGGGCCACGATGGCGTTCAGGATGTCTGCGCGGTCCGGCCGTGCTGCCTCTGTGATCGTGGCGACCACAGCCCGCGCCTCTTCCAACGTGGCGACAGCGCGACGGGAGAGCTTGCGGTTCCGGCAACGCGGCGAGCACTCGGCGTCGTCGCAGCCTCGATTCGTGGTCACGATAAACGGCATCAGCACGCGTACCGGGAGTCGCGGGGCACGGCCACCGTCTCGATATGCGCCGCAGCGACGGCCGCGACCATCGCCGCCGAAACGTTCGCGCCGTGCCCGTGAGACACGGGCCCGATGACCGCGCGCACCTCCGGGTGGCTCGTGGCCGCGAACTGGCGGATGCTCGCCTCGAACGAGCCATCGGCGTGCGGCCGGACGCGGAGCAGGTACTCAATGGCGGACATTCGGTCCTCCTGCGGAGCGCGCCTGAGGCTGGCGCTGCATTGGAACCCTCGGCGCGATCCTACACCCAAACGGCACGGACCGTGACGAGAGTTCAGCGCCAGCGCAACGCGGCAAGGCGCCGAGCCAAGCCCGCATCTAGGCGGCGCCCCTCAACCCACAGCGCCGCCTCGCGATCCGAGAGGCCCAGCGCCTTCGCCGTCTCGAACTGCACGATCGCCGGGCACTGAACGCCAAGGATCTGCGCCAACTCGCGGCGCACAGGCACGAAACGCTCGCCGCACGCGCACGACGGCAGGCCGTGCTCCTCCAGGCACGCGACCGTGCCGTACACGTAGGCGCCGCACGCGCACTCCAAGCGATGGATGCCCTTGCGGCTGAACAGAGAGGTAGGGTTGCTGCTGGCCATGAGGTAACGCTCCTGGTCCGGCCCCGGGACGCTCCAATCGTCGCCGGGGCACTGTTCTTTGAGGCACGAACCCTACGCCGAGCGGTGGCCAGAAAACTCGCGCGCCTGAGACAGCGACGAAACGCCATCCGCAGCCGCGCCCACACTTCGACGCATGGCCAACACGAGCCGCGCCCGCTTCACCGCGCACTTCACCGACGCGCAGAAAGAGGCGATCCTCCGCTCCGTCCTCGTCGACGGCCGGACCGTGGCCGACACCATCCGGGCAGCGAAGGCCGGCGAACTCGGCATGCCCGCATTCGACATCGGCCGCTACGCCTACCAGCTCGTCAGGCTCGGCCGCGACACCTTCGAAGCAGCCAACGACGAAGCCCTGGCCAACGCCGTCGAGGCTGAGCTCAAGGCCCTAGAGATCGCGGCCGTCAACCATTCGAGGGCCACGAGACGACGGCTCAAGCTCGATGGCACAGACAACCCGGCCCAGATCAGCGAAGCAGCCAAAGCGCTCAGCGCAGCCAAGCGCGCAAGACGCGAAGCGACACCAGCGCTCAAGGCCAAAGCCAAGCCCGCAGCGGGCTCAAGCCAAGCGCCAGACCAAGCGAACACGCCGAAGCGAGACGATCCGCTCTCAAGCCTGCTCAACCTCGCGAGCACAGCGCCGAAGTCCGGTTCGCTCGCTCGCGCGTCGAAGCGGGCCGCGTCGAGGTCGCCGGCGTCTGCTGGCTAGGCGCGCGTCGAAGGCGCCGCCTGGTCGCATCGCGTGTCGCATCCCGTGCGTGAGGCTAGGCGCAGAGCCGAATGCGAGCGGCTTGCCCAGCCAATTCGGGGCCTGGTGCGCGCGATCGGCTGGCCTCAGATAGGCGCGCGACGGCCCACCCGGGCACCCCTCTGGCCGGAGTCCCACGCCCGCGCTCGATGGGACTCCCTCCCTCTCGCCCATCGCCTGAGCCTGCTGTATACGGCCGTTTCGTTGTATACGCTTCTCGGCAGGGTTCCAAGCTCTCCTGAGAGGTGTTCGTATGACGAAGGTGCTGAGTCTCCGCGTGCCGGATGGGTTGGCGGAGTGGGCGGATGAGTACGCGAAGTCGCGTGGGGTGACGCGGCAGGCGTTGATCGAGGGAGCGCTGGCCTCGTTCAAGGAGGATTGCGAGGCGGGTGTGCCGGAGATTCGTCAGATGGCCCGGCGCCAGTCGTCGGTGCGCGATCAGGTGCTCGAGGCCCTCCAGGGGGTCGGTGACTGTCCGGAGCGGCCGGGCGAGCTGGGGCACATCTGGGAGAGCCCGCGCGTGAATCCGGAGCGGCCCTGCAAGTTTTGCGGCCTGAGGGGCAGGCTGAGTAGGCCGCTCGGGCAGGCGGTCGAGGAGAAGCCGAACTATCTCGACGAGGCGACGGCGGAGCGGGCGGAGTTGTTTTCGCGTCTGAAGGCTCCGATGCAGAACGGGACGGGCGACCCGAAGAAGGCGTGGTCGGGCGGGATGCCTCCGGAGATGGCCGCGCGGGCGGCGGAGATCGTGGAGGACAAGCGGCGCCGGGATCGCGAGAAGGCGTCGGCTTACGGGAAGGCGAAGACGTGATGGCCGTCGAGGTTCGCGAGCGTCCGGCCGTGGTCACGCCGAGGGACGCCGATCTGGTGCATGTGTGCTCCACGTCGATCCTGCGCGACTCGGGCCACATGTGCGAGGCAGGCGGCCATGCGTGCCGGTCGTTCTGCGGTGTCGGCCTCGTGTCGGACCGGTTGGTCGGGTCGAATCACGGCCTTCAGGAGTGCGTGGTGTGCGTCGACATGGAACGAGGCGCTCTCTATGGCCAGGGCTGATGAGCCGCGCGTCTACGTGCGTTTGAGCCGGCGGGAGTACGAGGACATCGCGAGGGCTGCGGATGTGGCGGGCGTGGCGGTTGGGGCGCTGGTGCGGGTGTGCGCGGTGAATTGGTGCGCGTATGTGGCGGCGGAGTTGAAGGCCAGTGGCCGGGATTTCGGGCGGATGCGGTCGGCGGGGGGGGTGCGTGCGGTGACGCCGCAGGGGCCGGGTGGTCGGTCGTGATTAGCGCCGACTCAGGAGATTTCATGGACGGCCGCTGGACGATCCGTGGCGGCGTGTGGTGGGTGTGGCGTGAATCTGTCCGCGGGGTCGGGACGCCTGTGGTGCCGTGCGATGGCGAGGCGATCGAGCGGGCCGCTTCGATGCTGTGCCATGGCGGCATGGAGTTCGCGGATGGGTGGGTGCAGGGCGATACGGATCGCGACTATCCGCGCCTGATCGCTGAGGCCGTGCTCCGTGCTGCCGGGGAGTTGTCGTGATCGGCCGGGTGTTGTGGTGGGTGGTGTCGCGTGCCTTGCGGGTGCCGTCGATTGATTCGGCGATGTTGGATGAGTTGCCGGCGGTGATGCGTGAGCGGGCGGTGGCGTGGGGCGTGGTGGTGGAGGAGGAGGCGTGAGCGGCGCGCTCGACGAGGATCATCGTTGTTTCGGTTGCCGGCGGCTTGTTGCTGACCATGAGGAGCACTTGCACTTGACGCTGGACGAGTGGGGCCAGCGGCAGGGCATGGAGCCGATCGGGTTGGACGATCTGTTCCGGTTCGTGTTCTGCTCGCAGTGCATCCAGAAGACCGAGAACGGGTGGCAGTCCGAGGCGCATGAGATCGACCGCGACACGTTCGACGCCGAGTTGGAGGCGTGGCTCGATGGGTAGGGCGTGGTGCCGTAAGCGTCGCTACCCGGATCGCGTCGCTGCCGAGGTGGCGTTGGCCGGGATCGCTGCGAAGGCGGCTCGCGGGAAGTCGAAGCGGCGCGAGGAGCGCGCGTACGAGTGCCCTCGTTGTCGTGGCTGGCATACGACGTCGCAGCCGAAGCGTCCCCTGTCGTCGCGAGACTAGGGCGTATGGATCCGGCTGTTCTTGAGCGCTTGCGCGATGTCCCGTTGCGTGATTACGCGGTCGCGGCCTTGAAGATCGTGGACAAGAACGGTGATGTCGTCCCGCTCGACCTTGCCGGGCGGCCGGGGCAGATCAAGCTGGACGCGGCGATTACGCGCCAGCAGGATGCGGGGTTGCCGGTCCGGATCATTCTCGTGAAGTCCCGGCAGTTCGGCGGGTCGACGTTGATCCAGGCCCGGCAGTTCAAGCGAGCGGCGACGACGCCTCGCCGGAAGATCTTGACGGTGGCGCAGAAGATGGCGACGGCGGAGTCGTTGTTCGGGATGTCGTTGACGATGTGGGAGCACTTGCCGGACAACATGCGCCCGCCGATGGGTGGCATCAACGCGCCGACGACGGGCACGAAGGTGATGCATTTCGGGGAGAAGATCGGTGGCGTGATCCTCGGGATCAATTCGCGGATGGCGATCGGGACGGCGGAGGAGGTCGGCGCCGAGCGCGGCGTCACCTACACGGACCTGCACCTGACGGAGTGCGCGCACTGGCGGGATGCGCGGAAGGCGCTGGACCTGATGCCGACGGTCCCGAACCGGGCGGGGACGAGCGTGTTCCTCGAGAGCACGGCGAACGGGCTGAACTGGTTTCACGCGCGTTTCAAGGCGGCGATGGAGGGCTTGTCGGAGTACGAGCCGGTGTTCGTGGGCTGGTGGGAGGATCCGGATTGCCAGCGGGCGTTCAGGACGCTGGAGGAGCGCGAGGAGTTCGTGGCGTCGGTCGGTGATTCGAGCTCGTCGGCGGGCGCGATGGCGGAGGATGAGCCGTGGCTGGTGGAGGAGTTCGGTGCGACTCCGGAGCAGTTGTTTTTCCGGCGGACGGCGATCGTGGATCAGTGCGACGGGAAGATCGAGTTGTTCCGGCAGGAGTATCCGGCGACGTGGACTGAGGCGTTCGTCGGCAGTGGCCGCCAGGTGTTCTCGGTGATCTTCACGCAGCGCGCCGCGAAGGAGGCTGAGAACTGGTCGAAGCGGGCGCCGGAGGAGGGCGGCCCGCAGCGTGGGATCTTCGTGGGCGAGGATCCGAAGACGCGCAAGTTGTCGGATGGCGAGGTCGAGGTCCCGTCTCGGGCGGTTTGGGTGCCGGAGGCTGAGATCCCGGCGCGTTGCGAGTGGTGGCCGGGCTCGTTTCATCAGCCGAAGGACCCGCTGTGGACGCTCTGGCTGCCGCCGGAGCGCTCGGCGGAGGAGTGGCGGCAGGCGCATGAGCGCGGCGAGATCGACGTGGAGCTGATGGAGCAGGGGATGGAGCGTGCGACGCGCGGCCCCGCCCAGTACATCCTCGCGGGGGATGCCGCGAAGGACACGTACAACGACGTGCCGACGCAGATGGCGGAGACGGCGTTCAACACGCTGGTGGCGATCGACCATTGGACGGGCGATCAGGTCGCGGAGTGGCGTGGCCGGATCGACCATGACCTGGTGGCCAAGCGCGCGTTCCTGGCCGGGTTGTGGTTGAACGAGGCGTGGATCTCGATCGAGCTGACCGGCGGGTATGGCGGCGTGATCATGGACCGCTTGCAGCGCATGTACTACTACCGGCGCCTGTTCACGGAGAAGGTGCTCGACGACAAGAAGCAGCGGGAGATCAGTCGTCTTGGGTGGGACACGAACCGGCGTACGAAGCCGCGGATGGAGGGCACGGCGCAGGCGTTGTTGCGGGAGGGGACGCACGGGATCCGGTCGCCCTTGTTGGCGACGGAGTTCCAGACGTATGTGAAGGACGAGAAGAACCCGGTCAAGCATGAGCCAGCGCCGGGCGCGTTCTCCGACTTGCTGCTGGCGTGGATGCAGGCGCAGGAGATTCGGAGGATCAAGCCGCCGCGGCCGGCGCCGCCTGCTGATGGGCATCGGCCGAACAGCATGGTTCGGCGCGTCCGCTGGTAGGGCCATCATCGGGGCATGGATTCCAAGCCTGCCATTTGGCTTCCTCCGTCGCACGCGATCCACCAGAAGGGCCCGAAGTACGCGTGCACGCTGTGCGACGCGGTGTTTTTCGAGGATGAGCGCCATCAGTACGAGCGGCATTGCGTCAGCGGCCACAGTGTCGAGGAGTTGCGTGAGCATTCGTTGCAGGCGCAAGCGCCCGGGCTGTTCGATCCGCATCATGAGTCGGGTGATGTGGAGTGGCAGAAGTGGATCGACAAGAACCAGGCGGAGCGCCCGGAGGACTGGCGGCGTTGGATGAAGACGTCGGAGTGAGCGACGTGGGCTGGTACTTCTATCGGCGTCTCGTGCTGGCGTTCTTGTACTGCTTGGTGTTGCTCGTCGCGGCGTTCTCGCGGGTCTTCGATCGCGAGTAGTCCGCTCCGCGCGCCATTCTTCGGAGCACCATCGGCGACACGAGGGTTCCAAGCACATGGCGCAGAAGGGCATCAAGCTCCGAAACTGGGCGATCGACTCAGCGGACTTCATCGACGATCACGGCAACGACACGGGGTTCCGTGAGGCCGTCGCGCACGAACTTGCCGCGCTCGAGCACATGGGCGAGCGTCTCGGCGTCGGGTTCGTCAGCGCTCCCGTGCGGCGCGAGGTGATCCCTGGCCGGTGGGAGACGATCGCGTGGGTCTTCCAGACTGAGACGATTCCGGCCGCGGCGACGTGGGCGCCGGATCCGGTCGCGCTCGGCGATAGGAACGAGGGGACGGCCCCGTTGGAGGAGCCCGCGCTGGTCGAGGACCCCGACCCGCTCGCGCACGTCGAGTAGGCCGTGACCGAGCTCGCCCCTGAAGACCAGGCGCTACTGGACCTGATCCAGCAGCGCGTCCAGCACTTCGAGGAGACCCTCGGGGCGCACTACAGGGACGGGCTCTGGTCGCGCATGGATCGCCTGTATCACGGGTGGACGCAACTCAGGGCCGCGCTCCGCGACACGCGCGACCGGGACCGCCGCGACATTTTCGAGGACGCCAAGAAGGAGTTCGGGCACGAGCTGTTCATTCCGCACGCCTACGCGATCGTGGAGACCGTGCTGCCGGCGCTCTTGTCGAACCGGCCGCGGATTCTTGTGCTGCCGAAGGGCCAGGCGACCCCGCGGAACATCGAGAACATGAAGGCGCTGATCGACGATCAGCAGGGGAACATCAGCCTCGAGCTCCGGTTGCAGTCCGTAGTGAAGTCCGGGCTGCAGTACGGCTTGGGGGTCGGCAAGACGTATTGGCGGCGGCAGGAGGGCAAGCGGGCGCAACTGGTGCCGTTGAGCGGCTTGCATCCGGCTCGGCTGATCGGGAAGCAGTGGACGGTCGAGACGTGTTCGGAGATGCTGTTCGACGATCCGACGTTCGAGCCGATCGATCCGCGCAAGTTCGGCTGGGATCCGTTCGCGTCCAGCATCGAGGGCGCCCGTTACGCGTGGCACATCGAGTTCCGTGACACGAGGTACGTGCGGGACCGGCTGGAGAGCGGCGCGTGGGACCGCATGCAGCTTTCCCCGGAGGACATTGAGCACGCCAACGGGTCCGCTGACCGGTACCGCAAGAGCGTGCAGGGCCCGTTCGAGGCGCAGGGCATCCCGATCCCGAATCCGCAGGGCGCTCGCGAGAGCGACGTGCACGAGGTGCTCGAGTATCACGACCGCGGCCAGGCCGTCACGGTCCTCGACCGGCAGTGGATCGTGTCGGTGGTTCCGAATGAGACGAACTACGGCCGGTTGCCGTTCCCGATCTACCGGCCGACCGAGGTGATTGGCCAGATGGTCGGCAAGGGCGAGATCGAGCCGATCGAGGACTTGCAGCACGAGATGAACATGATGCGCACGGACCGCCGGTGGGCGGATCTCGTGGCGATGAACCCGCCGATCTTCTACAACGACGGCCTGATCGATCCGGACCAGATCCGGATCGGGCCGGGCGAGATGAACCCGGTCAACGGTGATCCGCGGGACATCATTCACCAGATCGACTTGAAGGGCCCGCAGTCCGCGAGTTACCGGGAGACGGCGGAGATCGCGGCCGACATCGTCCGCGCCTCTGGGATCAGCGACACGTTCGCCGGCGGGGAGGCGGGCTCGGCCGCGACGGCGACCGGGGTGCAGCTGCAGATGGCGCGCGCCTCGGCGCGGATCCAGAACAAGACGCGCCGCGCGGAGGTCGAGCTGATCAAGCCGATCGGCCGCCATTGGGGCAGGCTGAACCAGCGGCACATCATGGAGCAGCGCGACGTGCAGATCCCGGCTCCGCCTGTGCCGGGGGAGCCGGAGCGCAGGTGGGCGCAGGTCAAGCTCGGGCCGAACGAGCTGGCCGGCGAGTTCGATTTCGAGGTGGACGGCGGCTCGACGACGCCGGAGAACGTGCCGCAGATGCGCCAGGACGCGCAGATCCTGATGACGTTGATGGGTTCGCCGATCGGGGCGCTGTTCGATCCGCGGCAGATGGCGATCACGATCCTCGAGAAGATGGGCGAGAAGAACCCGGAGGCGAAGTTGCAGGCGGGGATGGTCGTGCCGCCGGAGACGTTGGACTTGATCGCGCAGCACCTCGCGGAGTTGGGGATGGATCCGGCGATGGCTCAGCAACTTGTGGCGCAGTCGTTGCATGAGGTGCTCGACATGAAGGACGAGCAGGCGCAGGCGGCGTCGCATGGCGGCGAGCAGGGTCCGCCGCAGCAGGGCCAGCAGCAGCAGGCCGTTTGACGTTCTGTCGCGTCCATCCGCCCTTGGCGTGACACTCTGCCAATGGCTACTGCCACTGCGACCTCCCTGATCGGCGGCGGGCGTCGTAATGCCTGGCTCGCCGTTGCCGCCTCCGACACGGACGAGGTCGTCGTCGCGGCCGTGACGGGCAAGAAGATCCGCGTCACGGCCGCGCTGCTCAACCACGGCGACACGACCGCCTCGGCGATCACGTTCAACTCGAAGGGCGCCGGGGCCGGAACGGCGATCAGCCCGCCCCTGAAGGGCCCGGCGAACGGCGGGTTCGTGGTCCCCGACAACCCGAAGGGCTGGTTCGAGACCGTCAGCGGCGAGGCTCTCACGGTCTCATCCGGCGCGGGCTCGGACACGTCGATCATCGTCACCTACGAGCGGGTCAAGTAGGTGCTCGTCCTGCTCGTGCCGGGCGTGCTCATGGGCGCTAGCCCCGCGGGAGCGGGCGCTCCGGTGGTCACGGGTCAGCTGCCGCTGACGGGGGTGGGGAATTGAACGTCGCGATCTTCGCGCTCGAGGCCCTCGGGATTGCGGTGATGCTGCTCGTGCACCGCTACAACCTGAAGGGCCTCGCTTCGTTCTTCGAGGACCGCCTCCGCGCGCAGGATGAGGCCGAGGAGGGCCGCCGCGTCGCGCTTTACAAGCAGCAGAAGGCCACGGCCAGGGCGGTCGCGCAGTCCGACCGTGCCGTCCGGAAGCTCGCCGACGAGACGCGCCATCTGAAGGACGAGGCGGAGTTGGCGCTGCACCGCATCGACCGGCACATCAGCGACCAGAAGCGGGAGGGCTGAGCCTTGGCGGACACCGTCACTTTGGATCCGGGCTCTGGCGGCGCGGTCATCTCGACCGACGACCTCGGGGCTACGGGGCACGTTCAGTGGGTGAAGCTGCGGGACGGCACGGACGGCGGGACGCAGACGATCGCGTCCGGCGGCGGGACCGAGGCCGCGTCCCTCAGGGTCACGGTCGCTTCCGATAGCACGGGCGTCCTCAGCGTGGACGATAACGGCGGCAGCCTGACGGTCGACGGGACCGTCACGGCCGACACGGAACTCCCGGCTGCGGGTGCGCTCGCGGACGCTACGGCGAACCCGACGACGAGCGTCATCGGCGCGATGCTCGAGTGCTACAACGGCACGACCTGGGACCGGTTGCGGGGCGACACGACGAACGGGCTCGACGTTGACGTGACGCGCGTCTCGGGGACCGTGACGATCGCCGGCGCCGTGACGAACGCGGGCACGTTCGCTGTGCAGGAGTCCGGCAGCGCGCTGACGGCGTTGCAGCTCATCGACGACACGGTCGTTGCGGATGACGCGGCGTTCACGGTTGCGTCGACGAAGGTCAACATGGCCGGGTTCCTCGCGGATCAGACTTCGACGGATTCGGTGAATGAGGGGGACGCGGGCGCGGCCCGCATGACCCTGGACCGTAAGCAGATCGTCACGATGGCGCCCTCTGCGGACACGGAGGGCCTCTCGTTCGTCATGGATATCGACCTTGACGAGACCGAAACCGCGATCAAGGCGACCGCGGGGAAGCTGTACGGCTGGTACCTGTACAACGACGGCGCGGCCGAGGTCTACGTGAAAATCTACAACGCGACTGTCGCGTCTGTGGTGGTCGGCACGACGACGCCTGATCTGACGATCCCGGTACCGGCTGGGAGCGCGGCGAACGTGGAATACACGAACGGGATTGCGTTCTCGACAGCGATCACGGCGGCGGCGACGACGGGTGTCGCGACCGCTGACGCGACCGCGCCTGCCGCCAACCAAGTCGTCGCCAACTTCTTCTACGCCTAGGCGAATGACCGGTTGGCGGGACACTCACCGCGAGACTAGGGTCCGCGTATGCGCAAACTCATCCTCACCGCACTCATCGTCCTGTCGGCGCTCGCCGTCCCGTCTGCCGCGAGGGCCGCGACCGTGACCGCAAGCGGCGGCGCCGGCGGCAATAACCACAAGCTCCTCTGGGAGCTGTCCTACGACACGGTCACGAACGATCTGACGATCGACGTGACGCACACGAAGTTCGACGGGAGCGCGCCGATCGGCGATCCGCAGGTCGCGAACCTCGTGCTCGTGCGGCCGAACGGGCAGGAACGCTCGTTCAACCTCCTGACCGTGGTCGCGAGCAGTGATGGGCTGCCGGGGATCATCAACAAGGGCCCGCAGACGTACGAGAACATCGCGACGCGGGTCTCGGCGAACCGGGCGAGCCTGATCGAGTTCCGGACCGAGTACACGCCGCCCTTGGGGGCGTAACGCTTTGGCGGTCACGGTCGACCAGGCGAGCCTGGGGACGCAGGCGCAGTCGGGCGTGACCGCCAGCACGCGGGCGACGACTGCGGCGGTCGCGTCGGGCGCGATGATCGTCGCGTTCACGTTCACGTTCACGACCGCGAGCCCGACCGCTTCGCACACCATGAGCGGCGGCGGCCTGACGTGGGTCCGCGACCACACCGCCACGAGCGGCACGTTGCGGATCAGCATGCATCACGCGTTCGCGCCGTCCGGGCTCGCGTCGGGCACCGACCTGACGAACACGTCAGCGAACACGAGCGACCACACATGGTGCATGTACTCGCTAGCAGGCGTCGACACCGGCACTCCCGTGGCAGCGTTCAACGCCGCCGCAGCCTCGACGGCCGCGTGGTCATCGGGCGCGCTGACCGGGACGGGCGCGGGGGACGCTGCGGTCGGCGGCGCCGGCTCGGACGGGTCGCTGCTCACAACCACGCCGGGCGGCGACGCGGTCGAACGGATCGACTTCAACTCCGCTACGACGAGCGGGTCCGTGAACCTCAACGACGACCTCAACGCTGAAGCCGACGACACGGTCACCGGGACGTGGTCTGGCGCGCAGGCGCACATCGGGATCGCCGTCTCCTACAACCCCGCTGCCGGGGGTGGTGGAGTGACGGTAAAGAAGCTTGCGGCCTTGGGAGTCGGGTAGCCCAATGCGCGCCCCGGGTTGCGCGTGCCGGCGTCCTCGAGTCTTCGCTGACGAGCCGGATACTTGCCACCGTTGCGGGCTCTCTCGGCGAGTGAGCGTCACGCCGAGCACGCAGCGGCTCGCGGTCGCTATCTCGGAGTACCTGCTGGGGCGGCGCAACGTGGGGACCGCCGCTGGTCAGCACAACCGGCACGGATGATGAAGCAACTCTCGGCCTTGGGCGTCGGGTAGGGCTGGGACACTGGCACTCGTGAAGCGTTTCCAGCCGATCCCGTTGATCCAGCCGAGCGGAGTGCAGCCGTACCACCAGGCGGGCGGGCAGCTTCCGGGCCCGGCGCTCACGGCGATGCTCGGCGGCAGGACCCTTTTCGGCGCGAACCCGATGGACGCCAAGCGCGCCTCGCAGGCCATGGCAAGGCGTCGCCCGCGGTCGCTTCTCGACGCGCCACGCTAGACGTTCCGTCGCGTTCGTCCGCCGATAGCTACACACTCTGTCGGTAGATGGCTGCCGCTGCCTACCGACATCTCGCTCGCCAGTTGGAACTACCGGACCTGCTCACACAGGCCGAACTGGTTCGTGAGGCGATGGCCACCCCGGGCTGGGAGTTCGTGGTGGCCTCGATCGCCGAGCACGAGGGAAGGATGCTCGCGCAGCTGCTGCACGAGACCACGAAGCCAGAGGAGATCCCGCGGCTCCGCGGGCTCGTGAACGGCTTGCGGTCGATGCAGGAAGCGGCCGACTCGATCGTCAGCTTGGCCGAGGAGCGCCTCGCTGCCGCCCAACGCGAGAGCGCGCGAGCGCAGGAGCACCAGAATGTCTGACCCGACCGCGCCCGTGGAGGGCGCAGGGGCCGCACCCGAGTCCACCCCGGCCGCAGCGCCGGAGCCGTGGGCGCCTGTCATCAGCCGAGTCGACGAGCTCGCGAGCAACATCGACACGCGGTTCCAGGCGCTCGAGGGCCGCATCCCCGAGCCCGAGCAGCCGGAGGAGCCCGACCCGTGGGCTGCGCTGTTCGGTGAGCCCGAGCAGCAGCCGGAGTACGAGCAGCCGCAGCAGCCCGCGCTCGACCCCGCAGCGATCCAGACCGCGTTCCAGCAGGCGCTCCAGCAGGCCAACGCGCCCTTGATGGCGCAGGTCCAGCAGATGCAGGCCGAGCGGGCACGCGAGCAGCTTCTCGCGCAGATCCCGCAGCTCAAGGATCCAGCCGTCGCGCAGCAGACGATCGACGGCATGGTCCAGTCCTTGCAGCAGTCCAACGCGAGCCCCGACTTCATTCAGTGGGCGCTCTCGAACCCGCAGCAGATCGCACTTCACTTCAAGGCCGCGGAGGCCGAGAAGCTCGCCGCCGGCCAGGCGCCCGCGAGCGAGCAAGTACCAGCCGTCGAGTCCGCAGGCGGGGCAGTCCCGGGCGGAAGCGGCGAGCAGCCCAGTTATGTCCAATCAGCCCATGAGGGCTCCTGGGGTGGGCTTCCCCCCGGGTTGCGCTAGTGGGCATGGCCTCCGTGAGGTAACAGAGAAATGGCAGTCGTTTCGGGCTACCGGAGCACCAACACCGTCGAGAGCACGATTCTCGCGCGGGATATCCAGGCCCAGATCAACGAGTACGACAAGAACATCACGCCGCTCGTGGTTCTCGCCGAGAAGATGGGCGGCGGCGCCCGCGTCACGCACAACCCGAAGTTCGAGTGGTACGAGGAGGACCGCGAGACGCGCCGCGACACCACCACCACGACCGGCACGGGCACGACGGTCGCCGTCTCGGACGGCACGCTGTTCAACGCCAACGACATCTGGCGCGTCACCCGGACCGGCGAGGGCCTCCGGGTCGTGTCGATCTCGTCGAATAACCTGACCGTGCGGCGCGGCACCGACGTCAACCCGGACGCGGCGGTCGCGCTCGTCTCCGGCGACGAGCTGATCAAGGTCGGCACCGCCAAGATGGAAGGCGACACGAGCGTCACGGCGATCTCGGGGAACCCGACCGCGAAGTACAACTACACGCAGATCTTCGAGCGCACGGTCGCCGAGACCGGCACGATGATGAACACGGACACCTACACCCAGCCGGGTGACTGGGAGTTCCGGAAGCGTCGCATGATCCAGGAGTACAAGATCGACCAGGAGGCGGCGTACCTGTGGGGTCCGGGCGTCGCCCTGTACACGGGCGGCACGCACCCTGAGCGTGTCTCGCGCGGCGTCGTCGACTCGATCACGACGAACGTGACCGACTTCGGCGGGACGCTCACTGAGGCCGAGTTCTTCTCGAAGTTCAACGTCGCGTTCCGCTACGGCGGCAAGAGCAAGTTCGGTCTCAGCGGGCGCACGCCGGTCGATGTGATCAGCGGCTTCTCGCGCGGCAAGCTCGAGGTGATCCAGGGCGACAACGACACCACGTACGGCCTGGACGTCATGAAGTTCCGGCACGCGCACGGCATCCTGAACCTGATCACGCACAACCTGTTCGAGACCAGCACGAGCAGCTACTTCTCGCAGGTGCTGATCCTCGACGTCGCCGGCGACGGCTCCAACGGGACGCTCGTCCGCCGCGTCTACCTCCAGAATCGCGACACGGCGATCAAGGAGAACGTGCAGGAGAACGACCGTGACGGCCGCAAGGACCTGATCCGGGGCGAGTGCAGCATCCAGCTCGGCCTGGAGAAGTCGCACGCGCTCTGGGACAACATCGAGGGCTGATGACATGAACGTTGACGAGCAGCTCCTCATCTCGCGGTTCGGCCACGACATTACGCGTCTCACGCCGACCACGAAGACCGTCACCGGCTCCGATCCGGCCGCGGACACGGAGGCCACGTTCGGGACCGTGCCGACCGGGAAGGTCTGGGTGCTCCTGAGCGCGAGCATCGAGTGTGCGCAGGGCGCCACGCAGACCCCTTTGCCGTCGCTCGTGATCGACGACGGCACGAACATCCTCGCGCGTATCCCGGCCTGCACGGCCGCGATCTCGGCGTCGACGACGGCGCAGTGCACGTGGGCGGTCGGCCTGACGACGATCACGGCGGGCGCGGGCCTGGTGGCGAACTTCGCGCCGCTGCCGAATCCGGGCCTGGTCCTTCCGGCGGCCTACCGGGTCCGGACGGTCACGAGCGGTAAGGGCGCGAACACGAACTTCGGCGCGGGCACGTTGCTCGTCGTCGAGTACGCCTGATCATCTACTGGCCCGGCGCGTGGAGCGCCGGGCCTCGAAGGAGCACCTGATGGCCAAGATCGTCATGTTCGAGTCGAACTTCCTGAACCTCACGCTGGTGCGCGTCCAGAAGGCGCAGATCCCGATCCCGGACGGCACGGGCTGGCAGACGACCCGGAAGACCGTCGAATACCAGTTCCAGCCGGAGTCGAGCCAGCGCGGCGAGTACGGCTGGGTCGGTGTCCTGCGCGTGAAGGAGGGCCAGGACAAGCTCAAGTCGGACGGGGAGGGCTGGCTGCGGGAGGGCGAGGATGTCGGCGTCGAGCGTGACGCGGTGGCCGCGCTGTTGGCGCACCGTTCGTTCGGCACGAAGTTCTGGCTGGTCGGCCACGAGCCGGGGACGCTGTATCCGCGAGACGTGGACACCAGAGCCGCGATCCGCAAGGCGTCGGTCGCGCTCGACGAGGAGACGCTCGTGAACATGATCGCCGAGGAGCGCCGCACGCACGGCCGCGCCGACCTGATCTCGGAGGCGGAGGACGCGCTCGAGCTTGTCCGTGGCGCGCTGGCTGAGGTGGCGGCGCATCAGGCGGCGCAGGAGGCGGCTCCGAAGGCCAAGGCGAAGCCGAAGGCGCCGGCGGCCGCGTAGTCATGCCCGCGAAGTCCGAATCTCAGCGGCGGCTTCTGTACGCGCGGTTCGGGCCGAAGTGGGTCAAGGCTCACGGGTACGACACGAAGGGGCGGCTGCCCGAGCGCGCGGGCCGGCCGTCCTCCTTGCTGGACCCGGTGATCAAGCGGAAGGCGGCCAAGTGACCTTCGATGACCTCGTGACGCGTCTGATGGCGCTGTACGACGTGACGCAGGCGCGGGCGGTCGATGTCGCCAATGAGCGCCTCAACCGCATGGTGGCGGAGGCGAAGTCGCTCCGCGCGATCAAGAGCCTCGGCACGACCGTGGCCGACACCGCGTCGTACGCGTTGGACGCGACGGTCGTGCAGGTCTTCAAGGTCAAGGTCGCCTACACGGCGGGGCAGATCAACTACGAGGGCACGGAGACCATCGAGGATCTGTGGGATCTGGACGCCGGGACGGCCGAGGTGAGTCCGTCGTCTGACGACGCGTACTGGTTCACGATCGAGGCCGACTCGGACTCGTTGCAGACCACGGACAACCTGCGCCTCTACCCTGCCCCGGACGAGTCGGGGAAGACGATCACGGGCCTCGTCGCATTGCGCCCGGCCACGATCACGTACGGGTCGAGCACGGCGCTGCCGATCCCGCTGAACACGCACGAGCACCTTCTCGCGGGCTGCAAGGCCGAGTTGTCGGATGAGGAGGCTCGGCAGGACGAGTCGGCGAAGTTCGAGGCCGTCTACCAGGCGGGGATCGCGCGGTTGAAGAACGAGGCGGAGTCGCGCGGGAAGGGCTCGGGGCGCCACCGGATGCGCGTCGCCGGGTACGACATCGCTCGGTGAGGGCTTGACGGGGCGGGCGCGGCGTGTGTAGCGTCGCGGCGTGAAGATCGCTCTGCTGACCGCCGCCCTGCTACTCGTCGCCGCTCCAGCCGCGGAGGCGCGCGTCCCGCTCACCAAGCGCGAGGCGCGCAAGGAGGGCCTCCGGTTTGCCGCTCCGTTCGTCGACCTACTCGATATCGACCGCGGCGTGAAGACCAAGATGGTGCCGCCGCGCAAGTGCAAGCGCGTCAGCCCACGGACCGTGACGTGCGGCTTCTCCGCCCGCCTCGCCGATGGACGAGCTCCTAAGGGCACGCTCCGCATCCACCGCCAACGTGACGGGCTGCTCGGGTTCCTGTTCCCGTGGGACATCCTCAAGATGAGCGTCGGGCATGCGCCGTAGCCTTCGGGCTACATGGCGCTCGCGAGCACGACACAGGACGCTTGGGAAGGCGGGATGTACAGGGGCCGCCGCGCCCCTGAGAACGCGGTCTACGACGCCGTGAACGCGATCTTGACCGACGAGGGCCTCATCGCGAAAAGGGGCGGCAGCGCCTACTGGAGCGGCAGCAACGCGGGGAACACGCTTACGCGCCTCTCGGCCCTCTATTACCCCGGCATCTCCGCGAGCCGCGTGACGGCGTGGGGCACGAACTTCTACGCGTTCAACGGCACGACGCCCGTCGATCTCGGCGCGCTCGCAACGCCGGGCCGCCCAGCGAGCGTCGGCGGCATGGCGGTGTTCCCGATCGGAGCGGGGCGGCTCGCGTACTACGGCGGTTCGATCAAGGCCGCCGGGTACAACACCGGCACCGTCACGTTCACTCAGGGCAGCGCCGTCGTGACCGGCGCAGGTACGTCGTGGAGCGCGAATGCGGACGCTGGGATGGTCCTGTTCAAGCCCTCCTCGGGGCGAGTGATGGTCGTAAAATCGGTCGATAGCAACACGCAGTTGACCCTGACGGCGCCGTACCCGTCCGCGACCGTCGCGGGCAGCAGCTACACGCTGTATCCGATTCTGGACTCGTCGCTCGTCAGCCTCCCGACGGATCTGCCCTCGCTCGGCGGCTCGACCTATGTGGCGGCGGCTGGCGCGGGTTTCCCTCGGCTCATCTACACGACCGGGAACCGCGCGTACCTCTCCGATCGGGGCGACCCGACGCGTTTCGACGACGAGGTCTACCACGAGCTTCCGAGCAACGTCGTGCTCACGGGCGCGGAGGGCGTGGGCGATAGCTGCCTGCTGCTTACGACCGGCGGCGTGTGGGCGATCGACGGCCTCTCCTTCGACGCAGTGGACGCCTTCGGCAACCAGCAACAGACCGTGCGGCGAGTTGGCGGCGAGATCGTGCTGTGGGGTGATTTAGGCGTGTCGAGTTGGGCGGGTGGCGTGATCGTCCCTGCGGTCGACGACGTGTACATCCTGGGCGCTGACGGGCCGAGCGTCACCTTAACCGGTGCGCGCCAATCGAGTTGGGATGGCGGGATTCGCGATCTGTACCGCTCCTACGTCGCCGCGGGCTACCAGCCGGGCATGGCGGCCGTGCATCGGGGGCACTACGTGCTGCCGGTCTTGAACGGCTCGACGTGGGTGGACACGCTTGTCTGCCGTCTCGACCGAGGCTCGGTGTGGACACGATGGTCGGGGCACGCCGCGGGGGTTGCGAACGCGGTTCTCGCGGGCAGCGCGAGCGCAGGCCCGAAGCTGTTGTCGGTCGCGGGGCAGCGTGTAACAGACCTGAATGGGACACTCGTCCCGGCTGCTGGCAACGCCGTAGAGGCCGACAGCACCGTGCCGGATTGCACGATCACGACGCGCGACTTCCCGACGGGCGGCAACACTCACGGGTTCGTGCAGCGCGCCCGCCTCCGGTACGAGCTCACGGACGGCGGCACGCCCGATCCGACCGTGGCGCTCGCGTACTCCTCGGATCAGGACGCGGGGGCCTTCACTACGCTGACGGAGAAGGGCGAGCAGGGCGGCGGGACGGGCTGGGCCACGAGCGACGGGTCGCGCTATCAGTGGGCTTTGGTTGGAAAGCGCAGAGAGCGGATCAGGTTTCGCGTGACCGTGAGCGGCGCCTGCGCCTCGTTCGTGCTGCGCACCATCGAATTGCTCTTGCGGCCCACAGGGAAGCAATGAGCGTCGCCAGCGATCTTCAGAGGGCGTTCACGCTGATCCGGCAGCTGCAGGGGACGTTTGGAGCCTCGCCCCCGCCCGCAGCGCGCGTCTACAACAGCGCGAACATCAGCATCACGAACAACACGGTCACCGCGCTGACGTTCGACAGCGAGCGCTGGGACAACGGGGACCTGCACTCGACGAGCGCGAACACCAGCCGACTCACCGCGCCGATCACGGGCCTGTACGAGATCGGCGGGTGCGTCCGCATCGCAGCTAACGCGACCGGGATCAGATCGGCCATGATTCGCCTGAACGGGACCACGGATATCGCGAGCATTACCGAGCCGACACCTTCGGCCGGGGCGGCGTCGGACTTCAACCCGTCGACGCCGTACCAGCTAGCTGCGGGGGACTACGTGGAGCTCACGGTGTACCAGAACTCGGGTGGCGCTTTGAACGTCACGGCGGCCGGGAACTTCAGCCCGGAGTTCTGGATGGTCAGGCTGCCGTCCTAGGCGACATCCGCTGCTCACGCCACACTTCTGGGCGTGGCTGCCAAGAAGTCCGCTGCATTCCCGTACAACGACTGGCCGGATGGCCGGTGGCACTCCAAGCCGTATGCTCAGCACCTGGCCGACACGCGCGCGAAGGCCGGGAACCCGCTGACGCTCCCGGACCCGCCGGTCGGCACGTACGACCCCGCGATCGACTACAACGCGGGGGCTGCGAAACGGGGCTGGCAGCAGACGCAGAACGATGCGCAGACCGCGTTCGAGCAGGGCCAGCAGGACTACGACCTCAACCTCGGCGACCTCACCACCGGCCGGGACCGGACGCTCGCGGATCTGCTGACGGGGAAAACGCGCCTCAACGAGGACTATGGCATCCAGACGAAGGAGCTGGGTCGCCAGTACGGCATCCTCGGCCGCCAGCAGACGGAGGGCGCCGCGCAGCGCGGGGTCACGTCGGCGGGGCTGCTCGGCAAGAGCGCCGCGGTCCGCTCGGAGAACCAAGGCCGCGAGCAGTCCGGGCTTGACCTCGCGCGCAATCGGGGGCTCGCGGACATCGGCACGAACCGCACGCGCGTCGGGGAGGACTTCACGCGCGGCAAACTCGGCCTCGACCTCGGGAATGCCCGCACGTTCGGCGGGTTCAACGGGCAGGCGATCGTCAACCCGCTCACGGGGCAGCCCGAGTTCGGGTCATTGCTCACGGGCGTGACGCGGGCGGGGGCGGAGAACACGGCGTTCCAGACGGCCGCGTCGCAGCAGCGCGCGGCGGGGGCGCAAGCGATGGGGTACGTGTCGCCACTGACGCAGCCGATCGGCGGGGTGTACATCGGTAACACGCCGCTGACGCCGCAGATGTGGCAGAGCGGCATGTTCCTGGACGCGCTGCTCGCCGGTTCGAAGCCGTACAAGCCGCCGGCGCCCAAGAAGGGCCGGCAGGTCAGGATCGGGGGCTGAGATGGCGAAGAGCGAGATGGTCGCCCGTACGCTCGAGATGCGTGCCCGTGGAGGTGCCTGATGCCTAAGCCCAAGCCGACGGGCCGCGACGCCCTGCCCAAGCGCTTTAGACCCCTGTTTGACCAAGCGCAGACTGAGACGGCGATCCGGTACGGCGCGCAGGAGGACGCGCTCGGGTCGATCCTCGCGCAGGCCTCCCGCGACTATGGCCGACAGAGCGCCGCGCAGCAGACCGCGTCGCAGAGTGTTCTTGGCGCTCTCAAGGCGGCGCCGGGCCGGTTGACGCAGGCGTACTCGGACGCGGGCCTCACGCCGTCCCTGCTCTCCCAGATCGCCGGGTCGCCGACGGGGCAGCGTCTCGCCGGGGAGCTCGCGGCCGGGCAGGCCGGGATCCAGCAGCAGTTCACGGGGGCGCAGGCTGGCGAGCAGTACTTGCAGCAGCATCTGTTCGACCAGTATCGGGATGATGCGAACCAGGTCGGCGGGCAGTTGTCGTCGCTTGGGAAGGAGCGGGGCCTGTTTCAGTCCTCGTTGCTGGACCAGTTGATCACGGGGGACCGGGCAACTCGGCATGCGGCGAACGAGGCTGCGCGGAAGCAGCAGCATGAGGACACGCAGGCGGTGTTGGATCGGGCGACGCGGACGGGGAACGCGTTGATCAGGCAGGGGATCACGCCTGTGATCAACGAGGACGGGAGCGTGACGTTGGGTCCGGCGATTCCGGGCGGGAAGGCTGATCCGAACGCGCCGGGCAATAAGCCGAAGCGGACGAGCGGGCCGGGGACGGCGACGCCGGATGCTCAGCGTACCGTCGGCAATTCGTTTTCGAAGGCGCTCGCGTTGGCGAGCGGTATGGTCCGCGGGAAGCCGAGGACGCCGGAGATCCGCTCGACGGTGCAGGGCACGCTCACGAGCGGTAAGCCCGCGTCGCAGGGCAAGGTCGTCTACGAAGAGGTGCCCGTGCTCGGGCCGAACGGCCAACCCACCGACAAGACGAAGCGCGTCCCCAAGCTCAACAAGGACGGGTCGCAGGTCACGACGGCGAGCCGTCCCGCGATCCCGTCGTTCGATGAGTCGGTCGCGCAGGCCGCGACCGAGCAGGCGATGTTCGGGTATGTCACGACGGCGACGGTCCGGAAGTTGCAGAAGCTGGGCTATTCGGTGAACCAGATCCCGGGTCTGAAGACGGAGAACCAGGTCCGCCGGTCGCGGCCGAAGCCGGACCGCTCTACTCCGGCGCCGCAGACCCGTGCTGTCACGGACCCGACGACCGGCCAAGCCCGCCCGACTTAGGAGGCGGCCATGCCTCGGATCGATCCGGGCTACAACCAGCCGAAGAAGAAGCCGGTCTACGGCCCGCCCGCGCCGAAGCGGAAGCCGGTCTACGGTCCCCCGGCGCCGAAGCGGAAGCCGACTGGCGTGTTCAAGCCGGGCGTCCCGCGGCCCGCGACGGCGCCGATCACCATCGACGCTCCCCGCGCCGCCCAGAGGAAGGTGGACACGGCCCGCCGCGCACTGCCGGCCGCGACCGTCGCGGCGCCGCCCGTCATCAGCAGAGGGAAGGCGAAGCCGGGCGGCAAGCCGATGTCGCCGGCGCAAGTCGTGACGTTCCTCCGCTCGCAGAGCAAGGTCACGCAGCACGCCCGCAAGCAGATCGTCACGTCGATCCGGAAGAACCTCGGCAACACTCGGGGCCGCGAGCGGCAGGAGATGACGCAGCGGCTCCTGCGGGAGATCGCGACCGACCCGCGCTATGAGGGGACGCGCCGCGCGATCGAGCACTACACGGCGCTTGAGCGCCAGCAGTCGACGCCGCAGACGCGGGCGACGATCAAGGCGGGCCCGCAGCCTCGCCGCGCCAAGGTCGGCATAGGACCTGTCAGCGCGTCGATCAATCTGACCGCGGCCGGCCAGGCGATCACGAACGCGGCGGAGAAGCACGCGCCCGGCCTCGCGCGCACAACGGCGGAGGCGAAGTTCGCGAAGGCCGCGCTGTCGGATATCGCGCACCTCCCCTTGATGGTTCCGCAGACTGCGTACGAGGTCGCCGCGGCGGCGAAGGAAGCTGCCGGGGGCGACACGAAGCGCGCGAAGGCACTCGCCAAGAGCTTCACGGAGGGCGTGTACGGGCACGTCATCCGCGGCGACTGGGACGGGCTCGAGGACTACTTCCGGGAGCACCCGGTGTACGCGTTCTTGGAGCTTCGGGGCGGCAAGGGCGTGGGTGGCCGCGGCGCTGGCGCGGTGATGCGGTCGGGCGCGTTGGGGAAGGGCGCGAAACGGGCGGCGTCGACTCAGCGCCGCGACTTGAACCTGTCGGGCGAGGGCGCTCGTGTCGCGGACCGCCAGCATTACTCGCCGGACGTGATCACGAAGGCGTTCCAGGTCCTCGCGGAGCGCAAGCGTGACGGGAAGCCGAGGCTGGGGGATCACCGGTTGCGGCGCCGCGCGGACTTCGAGTCGGACATGGCCGCTGCGACATCGCGCGCTGTGCGGGCGGATGAGGGCAAGCGGGCGAAGGAGGCGAAGCCGAAGGGCCCGTTGGCCGAGGTCGTCGGCCTCGTGGTGCAGGGTGTCGTTCGGCCGAGGTCGCTTGAGGCTGATCTGCGGAAGGAGCTGGCGCGGCTCGACGAGAAGCATGCGACGGCGGAGTTCTCGACGGGCGCGCAGAAGCGGCAGAACCGTGCGACGGCGGGCGCGATCCGGGAGGTGCTCGGTTCGCCGGCGGCGATGGCGCGGATCGGCGAGGTGGCGCAGTCGGGTCGCGCGAACGTCCGGGCGATCAACGAGCTCGAGGGTCGGGCGAAGGACTTGAACGCGATCACGCCGGAGCGTGCGGACCGCGCGAAGCTTTTCCCGCCTGCTCAGGCTCATTTGGGGGCGGAGTATTCGGATGCGCCTTTCAGGGCCGCACGCGGCCGGGAAGTGGCCGCAGGGCGGGCGCTGCGCGATGAGCGGACGCGGCTGTCCGAGAAGGTCCGGCAGATCAAGGCGACTGAGGACGGCGCGGCGAAGAAGGTGGCGCGGCTCGCGCAGCGGCACAAGAGTGAGCGTGGCAAGGAAGGCCACAACCGGCAGATCGCTGCGTATTACGTCGGCGACCAGCGGTTCGAGATGCGCGGTGCTGCGGTGCAGGCCGCCAAGGACGCGGGCATCCCGGTCAAGCAGATCCGGCGCGTCGCCCTCACGCACGGCGAGGCTCGCCGTGTCGGTGAACTCTCCGCCGCTCGCCGCAACTACCAGGCCGCTCGAGCACGTCGCCGCGAGGCCGAGGCCGAGTTGCGCGCTCTCAACAGGCGCGGCGACGACGCGGTCCCGGCCCGCAAGGCGTTCGAGGACGCACGGGCCGAGCGGAAGGCCGCGGCGATCGGCGGGACCGAGAGCCTCAACGTCGCGGGGCGGCGCCTCCCGAACGAGGAGATCCGCGCCGTCGTCGGCGCGGACGTCGCGCACCTCCCGCACCACACCAGGGATCGGGGCGCCCGCGCCTACTACCAGACCGCGTTCGCTGGTCGCAAGAACCTCGACTCGTCGAAGAAGCGGACCGGCGCGGCGTTCGAGAAGGGCGCCGTCGACGCGTCCTACCAGGCCGTCACGGAGCACCGCATCCGGTTGCGCGGCGTGGTGAACCGGATCGCGGAGCACGACCGGATCATCCACTCGATCGCGACCAAGGGGCCGGGTGGCCGGATGATGACGTGGGACCAGGCCGAGAAGATCGCCTCGAACGCGAAGGACAAGGGCGCCACGCTCGTCCCCTACCGGGCCGTCCCCGGCTCGTACGACCGGGCGCGCATGGAGGAGATCGCGACGCGGCAGGGCGCCTCGGAGATGCCCGCGTTGGAGAAGCTGATCGAGAGCGAGTTCGCCAACCGTCTCAAGGAGCCCGCCGCTGGCGACCGCACTGCCCGCAACGTGGTGCTCGTCCCGGAGCAGATCGTCAACCAGTTGCAGGAGCAGCATGCCGTCAGCAGTACGCGAGGGAAGGCGGGCAACGTCGCGGTCGACGTGTTCCGCCGCACCGTCCTGCCGTTCTCGACGAAGTGGCTGACCGGCAACACGGTGGAGGCCGGGGTCCGGCTCGGCGCTGTCGGTGCGGGACCGAACGCGCTGCGTGTCGGAGAGTTGCTGTTCAAGGAGATGGAGAAGATCGACGCCGAGCAGGCCCTGCGAGTCAAGGCCGCGCTGACCGGGGGCCTGCTGTTCGGCAACCGGGGCCTGACCGTCAAGCGCGTCTCGGAGCACTTCGAGGGGACCGCGCTCGCGAAGCCCGCGGCGGCCGTCAGCGTCGCGGGGCAACTCCCGGTGGTCAAGCAGCTCGGACAGTTGATGAAGGGCTACACGGACGCGGTGTTCGCCTTCAATCGGTCGATCGAGTCATCGGCCCAGACCGCCGCGTTCGGTAAGTGGGCGCAGCGGGAGATGCAGGAGATGACCGGGTCGTGGTGGAAGGCGACGCGGGCGCAGGAGAAGGCGCTGCATGATGTGGCCATGGGGCTCATGGACACGAAGAACATCCACGACGCGGCCCGCTACATCGACCAGACGCTCGGCCAGTACAGCCGGTTCTCGCCGCCGATGCGGCGTTTCATCCAGCAGGCCGCGCCGTTCCTCCCGTGGTACCTGAACGCGGCTCGGTTCGTGTTCTGGACGCTGCCGGCGAAGCACCCGATCAAGACCGGCATGTACACGCTCGTCGCGCAGAACCTGCAGGACGATTTCGATGCGTCGCACAAGAGCCTCCCGCCGGGGGACCTGCGGGGCGACATCGTCACCGACGACGGTTCGGTCCTGCCGTACTCGCGGTACATGCCGTTCGGCGCCTTCGGGTCTGTGTTCGGTGGCGGCAACGAGCAGCTCACCGCGCTCGTCGACCCGCTGTTCCCGCAGTTCAAGTCGGCGGCGCTCGCCATGTTCGGCCTGAACTTCAGCGGGAAGCGCACGAAGGTCGCGCCGGAAGACCGTGGCGAGGGCGCCGAGGTCACGTTCGCCGTTCGCGCGACCATGGTGGTCAACTCACTCTTGGAGGCGTTCGTGCCCGTCGTCGGGATCGCGAAGCGCGTCCGCGAGGGCGGCTCGACCGGCTGGGACAACAGCACGATCTGGGACCCGGAGACCAAGCCGGGGACGAAGGTCAAGGGCGGCGCGGCCAACCGAATCCTCAACCCGTTCCGGCCATCGCCGATCAAGGCGCGGGGCGGCGGCCAGGCCGCTCCTGCCCCGACACCCACGGCCGCGCCCGCCCCGCCGTCGCTTGAGGACGAGCTGCTGGACAACCTCGACCAGAGTCTCGGGGACGCGCAGGCGCAGCAGGCGCTGGAGGACGAGCTGCTCGACAACCTGTACGGCGGCGGCTAGCGCTTCCGGCGCAGCTTCCGGCGCAGCCACCACGGCAAGGGCCAGAACGCGTCGATCGTCGACATCAGGCAATAGGCGACGATCAGGGCGAAGAGGCCGTAGGCGGCGAGGCCCGCAAGCGTGTCCATGCGTTCGACTGTCCCACACCACCCGCGCTCAGGTCAAGGAGGACCGACTTAACGGGCTCGACCCGCCGTAGCGGGCCGAGAAGAAGGCGGAGGCGCGTCCGTTGGAACCTTAGGCCAATGGCCCAGCATCAGGCTCTTAGGCGCTTGCGCTGACCCGGAGCCCCGACGCGATTCCTCCGGCACGGAAGCTACCACAAGTTCAGCGAATTCAGGAAATTCCGCAGCGAATGGACAGGAACACGTCATTAATGCTGGCAAAGCCAGGCAAGATTGTGCAAGGATGGGCGCGGGGAGGCCTAGCGCGCTCGTAGTGACCTCTTGCCGAGAGGACCGGCGCCAATAGGTGCCGGTGCTTGGAACCCTCCTACGACCGCATGATGGCTCCCGGCTTTGCGAACCGGGACCCGGCCTCCCCGCCCTTCTCCCTGACGTCCAGCAATCTACCGGTCTGGACGCCCATAACAATTACGGACATTCGTCCATCGGCGCATCGTCCGTGCGCTGACCGCGCACACTTTTCCCCTGCAAAGGACCCTCATCAGTGCCGGTTCGCTGCCGTGTCAGGGACGTGACGCGTCAACCTGGCGAGGCAGAATCAGCCGCGGAGCCCTACGTGGAGATGGTCGTAGTGGTTCCCGCCCTCGTTCGAGTTGAAGATGACCTGGTAGCGGCCGATGTTGAACAGGCCGCCCGTCTGCTTGCGCGCCTCGCGCGCCGGCATCCCAGCCGCGATCAGCGCGTCCTGGCCCAACCGCGTCAGCGTCTTCCCGGCCGCTGGGATGTCCGCCCCGTTGCCGCGCCAGTGAGCGGACTCGCGGTGCGTGCCAGCGACGAACTGGTTGTGGTTCGTGCCCGTGCCGATGGTCAGCGGCTTGCCGTAGATCCCGGCGATGCGCTCGACGAACCTCGTGATTTGCCTAGAGAGGCCGACGCCCTCACGGTTCGCGTTGGGCGCGACGATGATCTTGCCGGTGGCCGCTCGCGGGCGTGACCGGTCGGCGACGACTGTCTCCGCGATCCCCGGGGCCGCTGTCGTCCCCTCTGCGCCCTCCGGGGCTCCAGGTGACCCGACGGTAGGGCCGGTCGATCCGAGCGCCTCCACGAGGCTCAGCGCTTGCGAGACGCGGTCCTGCTGCGGAGCACGGACCGGAGCGATGCTCGTCGCGGGCGTGAAACCCTGCGGCAGACGCGGCGCGGCCGCGAACGACGGCGGAGCGATCGGCATCGGCGCCGCCTGCTGCTGCTCCGGCCGAGTCAGCAGCGAGGAGAGCAGGCTCGTAAAGTCGCCGGCCTGGCCGCCGTCCGTGATCTGCGGCGTGCCGGGCGAGCTCGCGGGCGCCGAACCGGTAGGAGTCGCGCTCGAGCCCGTGTTCCTGACAGGCCGCCCGAGACTCGCCGGGACTCTGCCGCCAAGGATCGTCTTGACGTAATTGTTCGTCTCCGCGTAGCCGCGGCTCGCCTCGATCGCGCCAGGCCCCGCGTTGTAGGCGCGGAGCGCATTCTCGTAACCGCCGTACTTCTTGACGTACGCGGCCATGTTCTTCGCCGCCGCGTCGAGGCTCGCGAGCGGATCACGCGGGTTCACGCCCCACCCTCGCGCCGTCGCGGGCATGATCTGCGCGATCCCCGTCGCGCCGGCGGGGCTGACGGCGTTCGGGTTGAACCCGGACTCCTGCCGGATCTGCCGCTCGAAGATGTGCGGGTCGAGGCCGTAGCGCCGAGCTGCGCGGCGAGCCTCTTGGCGGTAGTCGGCCACGCCCGGAGTTTGGCTGCTCAGGCGGACAAGCGGACCGACCGCCGCGCGCTCCACACTACGGGAACCAGAAGCGGCCCCGAGCGACGAAGGCAGATCGCCGCTCGGGACCTAGACGCCCAGCCCCCAGGGGAGCCGAGTGCCCGCACCACAAGTACCCATACGGCATTGGCACAACCTTGGAGAAACATGGGCGCCACTCCAACCTCACGGTACGCAGTGACCGGCGACGAACTTCGAGAGCACCGCCTACGCGAACTTGAGGAGTGGCGCGTGGAATCAGCCGCAACCATCCGATCCACCGAACGCGACGTCGACCTCCTCAAGCTCGAGAGCGGCACGATCAAGGGCCTCCTCGTCGAGCTACGCACCGAGGTCCGCGAACGCGACGAACACATGCGGCAGAGCCTCGCCCGGTTCCACGACCGACTCGACGAGGGCCTCAAGGGTCAGCAGGACCAGATCAACGCGTTCTCCAGGGAGGACGCGTTCGAGCAGGGCAGGGATGCTGGCGCGAAGGACTCTCAGACGAAGACGGGGAAGGTCGTGGCGGTGACGTTGACGTTGGTGATCGCGTTCGGCGCTCTCGTGGTCGGGGTGCTGACCCTGATCCTCAATTAGAGGTTCTGGTTGCGTCCCTGAGCCCAACGTTGCGAGCGGAGGAAGGCGAGGCTTCCCGCCACGCCTGCCCCGAAGCCGACCGTTCGCCACTGGCCCCTGCTGAAGTACAGATGAGGCTTACCGGTGTGGACGATCAGCGCTCGGCGCCGAATGCGCTCCTGTTCCTGCCGCCAGTGGTAAGGAGACATGAACCGGGGCCGAGGGCCGAGAACTCGTAGGAGGTCGCGCCGATACTTCGCGCGCTCGTCGATGACCGGGTCCGGCCGGAAGCGCTCGGGTAGCTCGTCTCTAGGCATAGGGGGCCAGGCCTCGGATGAAAGCTCGGGCGTTCTCGTTGAGCGCCTCGCGTACATGATTCGGCTCGCCCCAGCACGGTTCGAGCGACCAGATCCCGTTGCGCTTGAACAGGCAGGGCTTGTCCTGCGCGCGCACGCGACGGCGCCACTGGCGCGCCTCCGGCATTAGGTGGGCTTCCTTCCGCTGAGGACCGCCTGCTTCCACGACTCGGGCAGATGATCGAGGCTCTTATCCAGATCCGCAACCACGTGACTGCCGACCAGGCCGCTTCGCGTCGGCCTCCCGGGAGACGGAGTCACGGGCCTCGACGATGCCGCCAGGTAGCCTCGCACCCACTCCGGGTCGAAGCGCAGACGAGGCTTCGGCCCCGCGCCCATCTTGATCGCTCCGAGTTCGTTGGCGTGTGCGTAGACCCAGTCGCGGGAGACGTTGAGTTGGCGGGCGATCTCCGCGGCGGTGACGAGATCAGCCATGGCTTTCTCCCTCGTCGTCGACTGACAACGCGGCGGCCAGCGTGTCCCTCGCGCGCAACGCGAACTTCCAGTTGTAGGGGCCGCGGAGATCGCTGTCCACCTTCAGGAGCTGGGCGTAGGCCGTCTGTGCGGCCAGCAGCAGCGTGTCGCGGTACTCACAGTCGATGTCCCAGGACCGCTTCAGCGCCTCGTTCTCGGCCCGGAGCCTGGACGCTTCGCGCCGGGCCTCGTCGCCCGCCTCGGCCTCAGCTTCGGCCGCCGCGCGCAACGAGCAAACGTGGCCGCCGACTTGCCCGGTACCTATCACGCCCAGCATGTACGTCTCGCAGCAGGCCGGGCAGACCATCATTACGAGGCCCATCACGACACCCCCAAGGCGCGCACGATCTCGTCGCGCATCTTTCGATAGTGCTCGCCAGCCACGGCTAAGGCTCGGCGCGCTTCCGAATCCGTCGCCTCTCCGTGCGCCCGACCGAGAACGTCCTGCATCTTCTCGGCCATCGCATACGCATCGGCGATCCCCCCACCAGCCGCCCTAGCAGCCCGCGCAATCCGTTGTGCCTTGACTTCCGCTTCTCGTGCCTTGCGCTCCCTCCGTTCTGCGGCCTTCCGCTGGCGGTTCGCCGCCCGCCACTGCGCCGCGTGCTTAGGGTCCACCCACCGCCGCACCGTCCTTGGAGAGATGCCGAGAAGTCGCGCCGCACCATTGGCGCTCGCCCCCTCCCCTAGGAGCCGAAGCGCCTCTTCGCGGACCTCGTCGGGATGTCGCGAGTCCTTCCCGAACCCCGGGTAGGGTCCCGGGAGACCCTTCTCGCGCAGATATGCGAAGGCCCCGGTGAAGGATGTTGCGCCCGATTCGCGAACCGCCTCGGCTTGGTAGGCGACGCGTATATAGGACTGAGCCGTGTAGGGCGTCGCGTCGAAGTTCTCCGTGAGCCACGCGATCCACCGCCCGGCCTCGCAGCGGTTGCGGGCTTCGAGTAGCGCCTCGCCGGCACGGATTGCGTGCTCGACCATTGCCACTCCAGCTGCCGCAACCTGCCTATGCTCGCGATTCGCCTCGGCCGCCAGCTCGCTTAGCGACCGCTCACCAACCGCCATGACCTGAACTGCCATCTTGGAGCCCTCCGAATCGCTTGCCACCTCCGGAGTATGCCTGACGATGGCGGCGGATTCGGCGCGATGCCCAGAAATGCGACGGCCCCCGGTTTTCAGGCCGGGGACCGTGCAACACTGATCGGCGGATGAACGATCAGGACACAGCCTAGACGGTCCGGCCGACCGAACCAGTCCGCGCCCGAGACGCAGGACCCGTGTCGAAAGAGCCGCCACGGCGGTCGAGCCTCCCAAGCGGGGCGACGGGGAAACCAGCGAACGGCGCGAACGATCTGGCTTGCCGCGCGAAATTCTCATCAGCCCTCGCGCGCGCTACCAAGCCGCCCCGAAGCCGAAACGCTGAGGGAAGAGATCGGACAATGGACGCGAGACGGCAGGGACCCCAGAACCCCTTACCGGCGCAGTTGACTTTGAACGTGGACCAGGGCCTCTCGCGCGCGCGTGTGTATGCGCGCGCGAGGGTGAAGGGGAAATCCGCCGCGACTCGCGCTAGATTCTTCGCACGCAGAGTGGCGCAGTCTGGAAGCGCGTCGGGCTCATAACCCGGAGGTCGCCGGTTCGATTCCGGCCTCTGCATCTTTCGACGAGATCCCATAGAGAAGGGGACGCGGCAGCGACGACCGTGGAGGCCCGAGGGAATCCCGGCCCGAAGTCAGGGGCGCCGTGAGCGTCAACACTGGCGGGAAGGTCTGGGTGGGCGGCCGGAGCCCTGTTGACCGGCCAGTGCCAAGACGGACCGAGCCAAGTCCCCGGCTTCCGAGGCAGTACCTCAGCCCCGCTCACGGCGGGGCTGAGTCGTTCTGGCGCTGAACGTCCGCGCTGGCGGCCATCGTTCCGAGCGTGAGAGAATTCGAGACCCCAGAGCTCAATGACCCGGCGTGGTGCAAGGCCGCCTACGTCGACCGGGCGCAGTCCTGTGTGCAGATCGCCGAGGAACTTGGCTGTGACCGCAAGAGCGTGTGGAAAGCGCTGCAACGCCACGGCGTTCCGATGCGGCCCGAGGGCCGTCGCCCGAAGGGAGCGCCGCGCCCTCCACGGGTTGGGCCGCCGCGCCCTCCGTGTGGCAATCACGGCCTGACAGGGACGCCTACCTACACATCATGGGCCGGTATGCGTAAGCGGTGCAACACGCCGAGTTCGAGCGCCTACAAGTACTACGGCGAGCGGGGTATCACGGTGTGCGAGCGCTGGGGCGGCCCGGACGGGTTCTCGAACTTCCTGGCCGACATGGGCGAGCGCCCAGACGGCTACACGATCGACCGCATCGACCCTAACGGCCACTACGAGCCGTCGAATTGCCGTTGGGCCACCAAGTCCGAGCAGGTCGCCAACAGGCGGATCAGCAGCGTCTGACCGCCGCTCCGGCCATGATGACTCCGGGTTCCAAGCTCACTCGGAGAAGACGATGGCGAAGCGCTACAAGGACCGGCCACCGACCCACAAACGGCACGAGGTCTGCAACTGCTCGAGCCGCAACCTGGCGCCGATTCGCGGCATCGCCGTCCACACGACGGAGAGCAGCGACCTGCCGCGCACGGACGATGACCTCGACGGCGTCCAGGCGTGGTTCGATAACCCGAAGTCGCAGGCGAGTTCGTGGATCGGCGTCGACGGTGACGGCCATTCGCGCCTCTGGGTTCCCGGGGCGAAGAAGGCGTGGACGATGGGCCACTACGAGATCAACGCGTGCACGCTGAACATCGAGTTCGTCGGGCGGGCTAAGCAGCCGGCGAGCGCGTGGGAGACGGCGCAGCTGAAGGCTGGCGCGAAGTGGTCGGCGTTCGCGATCTTGAACTACAGGCGGTGCGAGATCCCGGTGCCGGTGCGGCGCGGCGAGATCCAGTTGCGGACAGGGCAGCCGAACATCGTCAAGTGCGGCATCTTGCGGCATAAGGATCTGACGGACGTGGGGATCGGGTCGCACACGGATCCGGGTCCGGGGTTCCCGATGGGGGAGTTCATCGATCTCGTGAACTACTACATCGAGAATGGTTGGACGTTGGGGATCACGAGGTAATGGGGCCGTGTCGAGGCTCGCTCCCCAGCAGGATGGCTTCGAGGAGGACGCGTTCTCGCGGCAGCAGGTCATGGACAAGCTGCGGCACTGGCGGGAGCACCTCGTGGCGCACGACCGGGGCCTGACGAACTGCATCTTGGCGCGCGGCGAGATCGTGCGCGAGTTGGACAAGTGGCTGGACGAGTTGATCGATCTGAGGGGGCGATGATGCGGTACGGGCGTTCGAGTTGGGGCCGGTTGGTCCCGTCGAGGAAGTGGTTCGTGGCGACGGTGATCGCCGCGGGGACGGTCGCGACGGCGTGGGCTGAGGCCGGCGATTGGAACCAGACGTTGACGGTCGCGGCGATCGGGTTGGTGGTGCAGCGCGCGACGGCGTGGGCGGTGCCGAACGAGTCAGAGGAGGCGGAGGCGTGATGCTGTTTCTGCGTTCGAGTTGGGGGGCCACCCTTCTTGCGGCCACGGAGATCGCCGAGGGCACGATCGTCGGGGTCCTCGTGGCGTTGATCGTGGCGGCGATCGTCGGCTTGGTCTTGTGGGTGCTGGAGCCGACGCGGCCGTTCGCGGGGCCGGTGGCGATCCTGACGTTCCTGGTCCTGCTGCTCCTGCTCCTTCTGTGAGGGCGCATCTCCGGTACGCCTCGTACGTCGCGCGCCATAAGTGGTTCGTGTTCCGGGCTGGGCTGAAGACCAAGGCGCCGCTCTGGCGCCTTGTCATCCACGACTGGTCGAAGCTCACGCCCGCTGAGTGGGGACCGTACGTCCGCGCCTTCTATGCCAAGCACAGGGCGCGCGAGGGCGAGTTCGATCGCGCGTGGCTGCACCACCAGCACCGCAACGCTCATCACTGGCAGCACTGGCTCTTGCAGGAGGATGACGGCGACCTGAAGACGCTCAGGATGCCTCGCAAGCTCGCCTGCGAGATGGTCGCGGACTGGATGGGCGCCGGGCGCGCGATCACCGGCTGGTGGGAGGTCGGCGCCTGGTTCGACGCCAACGCCCACAAGATCAAGTTGCACCCCGACACCCTGATCCAGGTCGAGAACCTGATCGACGAGATGCGCGATCGGGGGCTCGCGTGACGCTGCTGTTGGTCCTGCTCCTGGTGCTGCTGCTCGTGCTCGCGCTGGCCGCGGGCACGTTGTGGCTGCGGGCCCGGTACAGGAAGCCGCCGCGCGTGCCCGAGTACGTGGAGTCCGAGAGCATCCATTGGTAAGCCTGCCGACACCGGTTGCCTGATTTCGCTGGCGAGCGCCGGAGAATCCGCCTTGCGGGGTGATACGGTGCCTTCCGAGGGTTCCAAGCCTGCCTCCTCCCTCGGGGGCACCAACTGCAAGAGGTGATTCGCATGGCAGACACGCCTTCGGGTGTGGCTGACGGCACGCTCCGCGACGGCGCGGAGGCGTCGTCGCGGGCAGCCGTCGAAGGGTTCTGGACGAAGTCGTCGATCCTGCCGCCGATGCTCGGTCCGCGCTCGCGCGGCACGCGCGTGGCGGTGTACTTCAGTGGCAGCGAGTCGTTCAGCGTCCAGTTCGGGGACATCGGGTTCTCGACGGATCTGTGGACGGACACTGAGGGCCTCGGCCTCCTGATCGGGAAGCTGCAGGCGGCGAAGGTCCGGGCCGAGATCGCGCGGGAGAAGGCTCCGCTCGCGCCGCTCGACGACTCCGACATCCCGTTCTGATGGTCGAGATCGCCGAAGAGGTCGCCGGCGCCACCACGGCAGAGGCCGAGGCCGAACGGATGGCCGCGCTCGATCGTCAGCGCCTTCCGGTCCTGACGCTCGACGAAGCGATCCCGCATCTACGCCGCCCATTCACCCCGGAGGCGATTCGCTTCAAGGTCCAGAGCGTCTTCAAGCAGCAGGACGGCACGCCGTTCGGGTGCCTGATCGTGGCCTACATCGACGCTCGGCTCGCGGGTGAGCGCCTGAACCGCGTGATTCCGGACGGGTGGTCGGCCAAGTACGAGGTCATCCTCGGCACGAAACTCATGTGGTGCCGCTTGACGGTCGACGGCGTCACGCGCGAGGACGTTGGCGAATCGCCCAAGGGCCTCTCGAAGGATCTCGTCTCGGACGCGCTCAAGCGCGCGGCGGTCCACTTCGGAGTCGGCGTCTCGTGCTACGCGCTGCCGCAGATCAAGCTGACGATGAACGAGGCGCACGGCCGGATCGAGATCCGCGGCAAGGGCGACAAGCGCACGATCGCGCTGACCGAGCACGGGCACACGAAGCTGCGCGAGGGTTACTCGAAGTGGCTGGAGGAGCACGGCATCCCTCGTTTCGGGCCGCCGCTCGATCACGGCGATGTGGTCGGGGCGACGATTGACGAGAGCGTGCCGGAGGAGGAGACGGGCATCGGCGTCGGCGACGGTGACGGATCGGTGCCTCCGTGGGTCGGCGTCAGCGACGAGCACATCGCCGTGATCGAGGGCCTGATGGCGCGGGCGGAGTCGATCGGCTTCCCGGGTCTGGCCGACATGGCGACCGTGCGTATGAGGCTGAACCATCAGCCGCCGCACGCGGTTCAGGACTGGATCGACGCGGCTGAGGAGCAGCTCGCGGCGGTCGAGCCGAAGGACGCCGAGGTCGTGGGCGAGGAGGGCGAGGGCGAATGAAGCGGATGTTCGCCTACAACGTGCCCGTTTGGCTCACGGTCGCGGCCGTGGTCTTGGCCACCGACGAGCTCGCCGAGAAGATGATCGCGATGGCTGCGGTTGTGTTGGCCAACGTCATCGGTTACGAGGAAGGGCGGTGCAGGCGCTGATGGTCCGCTTCCACCGTCCCGAGGACCGCGAGACCCCGACCGTCGAGGCCGCCGAGGGCTTCGAGCGCTGCTACGGCGAGGAGCCCCGCGACGACGAGCCGCGCGTCAAGCCGGCGGGCCACTATGACCCGCTGTACCCGTCTGAGCGCCGGGCGCTCAGGCAGGCCGAGCGCGAAGGGCGGGCAGCATGAAGGTCCACTACCCGGAGAAGGGCGAGGCGCTCGCTGCGGCCGAGGCGCTCGACGCGCGTCTGCGCGCGACCGCACCGGCCGATGGCGGCATCGTCGTCGCTGAGGTCAACAGGCGCTCGGGCGAGATCCGCGGTGAAGAGGCGGCCATGCGCGGCGCGTACGGCGACCTGTTCGACATCGGCGAGCTCGCCGACCTGGCGGAAGGGCCGGTGCAGGCGTTCATCGCGGACATCGCTTTCGGGACGGCGCCGGATGCGGCGCTGCGGTCGATGTTCCTGATGGCGGTCGCGCACGGTGTCCTGATGGAGAGGGCGAGGTGGCAGCGATGACGCTCCCGATCCTCACCGAGTACCGGCAGTCCACGCTCCGGGCGCTCGAGGTCTGCGCTCGTCGCACCCGTTTCGACCTTGAGGCCGGGGACATCAACAGCGGCTGGACGGAGGGCAGCGCCGATCTCGGCACGCTCTTTCATGAGTACGCGGCCGAGTACCTCCGCACGCTCATGCGGCCGGAGTGTCAGGGCTGGCGGCAGATGCCGCATGAGGAGGCGATCAACGTCCTCCGCGAGGTTTACGCGGCCAGCCCGATCACGCTGGGCTCGAAGGACCGAGTGGCGTTGCGCGGCATGGCGCTCGGTTTCTGCGAGTACAAGTGGGACGTGCGCCGCATCCTCTACTTGGAGGAGCCGCTGCGCGTCGAACTGCCGTGCCCGGACGGCGAGGTTCGGACGATCAAGGGCCAGCCGGACCTCGTCTACTCGGACCCGCCGTACGGCGTGATCATCTTCGACTGGAAGACCGGCCAGGGCCGTCCGAAGGCGCCGAAGAAGGCGCCGGAGGAGGGCGCGACGGTGGAGGGCAAGCAGTACCTCTCCGATGCTGGTCTCTACCAGCGTGAGGTGTACGGGCTGCTCGTGCTCCGGCATCTCCCGGCGGCGCGTTACGCGATCATGCGCGAGTTGCCGATGCGGTTCCCGGGCGAGGGGCCGCGCGAGGCGAGGCTGAACCGCTCCGAACTCGAACACGTCGAGTGGGAGCTGGGCGCGCACATGCTCAAGCTGGCCCGCGGGTTGGAGGAGGGGCCGCAGTCGGACGTGTGGAAGCCGCGGTCTGGGTCGCACTGCTACAAGTGCGAGGTCGGTCGGTCGTGCCCGATCCCGCCGCGGATGCGTGGCGCCGGCGCGGTGCAGTCGCAGTTGGACGCTGACATTCTGGCTCGCCGGTTTGTGCGCGGCGGCGCGATGCGTGATCAGGCGGCCGAGCAGTTGAAGGTGCACACCGAGAACGGTGGGGCGCCGGGGCGCGTGAATGACGCGCAGGAGGTCCGGTGGGGGCCGGAGCCGGATGCGTGGCAGCAGAAGGGCGGCGGCCGCAAGTTTGGGCCGTGGCCGAGGGTTGACGTGGTCGAGACGGAGGATGCGGCATGAAGTACGTGGTCCAGCAGCAGCGCGGCGTGAGCCGCTTCATGGACGAAGATGCGGACGGCGATGGCGATGCGGCATGGATCGACATCGCGACGGTGGACGTGCCTCCGCGCACGAAGCGCAAGACGGTGATCCAGAAGGCGCTCGCCGAGGCGAAGATCACGCCGGCCGAGGACGGCACGGCGCCGAGGCTGCGGGCCTTGGACGCTGAGAGCGCGGAGGTTCATGAGCCGGAGGCGCACCAGCCCCCGATGGAGTGGAAGCTGTGATACGCGCCGAACTGGTCGATTCCCAAGGGGTGATCCTGCGCGAGATCGCCGACGAGCGCATGACGCGGGACTCCGTGGCGCTCACCTACGCGTTCTGTCTGCGCCAGAGCTTCGACCCGCGCAGCAGGGACGTGGTCGACTTCGCCACGGTCAACCGCGCGATCATGGAACGCTGGTCACTGTCGGCGCTGAAGTACATCAAGACGAAGGCGTGGCGCACCTACGGAGGCGAGGCATGAGCCCGGCGCAGCAAGCAGTCGACGAGTTCCTCGCGAGCTTCGCGAAGGCCGTCGCCACCGAAACAGCGGCCCGGCTCGCCGAAGAACTCCCCGCCCCCACTAGGTTGCTGACGCTCGAGCAGGTCGGCGAGGCGCTCGGCATTAGCCGCCGGTCCGTGCAGGATCTGATCGCGAAGGGGCTGCTGGCGGCCGTGAAGGTCGGGCCGGGCGAGCAGTCGATCCGCGTGGAGGTCGCGGAGTTGGGCGCGTACATTCAGCGCCGCAGGCTTGCGTCACGGTCCGTGATGCGGGAGGATCGGGCCTCAACCGAGGCCTGAGGAGGCTCACGATGGCGCGACGACGCGAGACGCCGATGGCTTTCACCAACCCGAGCGGCGAGCGGGTGTGGAAGGCCAGGTGGACGGACAAGACGGGCAAGCGCAGGTACGGCTGGCCCCCGGACATCAAAGGTACGCACAGGCTCAAGAAGCACGCGCAGGCCGCGA